GATCGGATCCTGAATGTTTCCTTGAACCGTCTGGTTGTAATGGAAGGGGCTGAAGAGGCAGATGTTCGTCCGCGACTGGCATAGACCGCAGATGCGGTTGACGACAGCCAGCTCCCGCTCATTGAAGAACGGAGCGGCAAGGTACAGATCACGCATGGTGATTCTCCTGGAAAGTGAAAGACCGCGGGCCGGTCTTCGTCGGGTCGTTTCAATCCGGCGTCGAGCCGGCCCGCGGTGAAACTAACGTAACGAAACTAGTCGAGGACTTCGACGTCTTCGACGGGCACCTTCTTCACCTTGCCCTTGAGGCTGCCCTTCGAGGTGACCTTCACCTTGCAGGACTCCTCCTTGTCGTTGGTGGAGACGATCGTGCCGGAGTAGGGCTTGTCGTCGATAGTCACTTCGACCTTCGTCCCCTTCTCCAGCTTGGCGAACTCCTCCTCGTCGTCGTCCTCGTCGCCACCGTCCTCGTCGGCCGCCAGCTCCAGCAGCTTGAGCTTGACCGGCGCGTCGAGCTTCTTCCCCTTGCTGTCCTTCAGGATCGCGGTCTTCTTCTTCTCGTCGACCTTGACGACCGTGAACTCCAGCTGCTTCTTCCCCTTCGGAGGCTTGTAGAGGACGGTCACTCCCTTGGAGATCTCCGCCTCCTCTTCCTCCTCTTCATCATCGTCCGAATCCTCGTCCTCGTCGTCGTCCTCTTCCTCCTCCTCGTCGTCCTCGTCTTCGTCGTCCTTGCCCTTCTTGCTCTTCTTCCCTCCCTTCTTGCCGCGCTTGGGCTTCTCGTCTTCATCGTCGTCGTCCTCGTCTTCGGAGTCTTCGTCCTCGTCATCGTCCGAGTCCTCGTCCTCCTCGGCATCGTCGTCGTCATCGTCGTCGTCGCCACCGCCACCGGCCTCGACGAGTTCGTTGACCCAGACGTTCTGCCACTGGCCGTCGTCGGAGATGTTGACGGTCACCGCCGCGGTCGGCTGGTTGGTGGTCAGCTCCTTGAGCACCTGCTCCAGGTCGTCCGCCAGATCCAGCTCGTCGACCTCGACCTCCGGGAGCAGCGTCGCCAGGTCCTTCTTCAGGAAGCCCTGGTTCTTGTCGGACTCCAGCCCGGTGTGCACCGTGATCTGCGGTGCCTTCTTGAACTTCTTTCCGGACTCCGTCCCCTTCTTCCCCTTCAGCTCGGGGAACTCCCAGGTCCAGGCCACCATGAGCCCGCCCTTGCCGCGCTCGGTGAGCTCCGCCTTCCGCAGGATCGCCTCCTCGAAACGACCTTCGATGTCGCGGTTCACGTTCGAACCCGCGGTTGCGGCCTCGACCTTCTTCCAGTTCTTGCCCATCTTCTTCAACTTGTTGCGAAAGTTCTTCGCCATGAAACAGTACCTTCCTAATGGAACCGGCCCGTTTGAAAACATGTCATGAGCGGCTGGGCCGAGCTGCCGCCGATGAACTCCTTTGGGATACTCGTCGACCCAGATACCGAGGTTGGGACGACGACGCGCACGCATTCCGAATCTCCTTTACGTTCGGGAACGGTTGAACGGGTGCCGCTTCGACGCGAACTGCTCGATCTCCTCCTGGAGAGCATTGGCCGTTTCGAGCGGCAGCTGCAACGCCGGGAGAATTGCACGCAAGCAGATCGTGTTGACCGAGACGTCGGTCGACTCACTCTTAGCCGCCAGCGCCGCGTGGACGTTGTCCGGCATCCGCACTGTGATGACCCTCATCACTTCCTCCTTCCTTTCTTCGGGATCTTCCGCGGCTTCGGCGCGACGAGCTCGTTGCGGAAAGCCGCCATGATGTTTGCCACCGCCTCCTCTTCATCTGCTCCCATCGGAATCTTCTTGATCCGCTTCCCGTTGGTGTAGCGGAACTGCCGGGTCGGGCGGCACTTCGCTGTGGCGAAGGCGTCCGGCCGGATCTGCATGACGTTGCCGTCGCCTTCCTCATGGATGTAGCCGATGAGGTCGACCTGCGCCTGAAGCCGCTCGAAGAGTTTGTCCTTGAGGGCCGGGCGGAGTTCGTCGTACTCGATACCCTTCATCGGCTTGAAGGTCTTCTCGGAGACGTGTGAAAGGAAGATCGTCCCCTTGCCCTGGAGATCGATGGCCCGGAGCATCTGCCGCATGTACTCCGTGTAGATCTCATTCCAGGACTTGCCGTAGTCCTCGACGTCCGACGGGTCGTCGATGTGCAGGACCTCGTCGCACATGAAATCGAAGCACAGGTCGTACGCACCTTCGGGCGTATCGATGACCGTGAACTTGAACCGGTCGTCCTTCTCCAGCTGGTCGAGGTACGCGACCCACTCCAGCCAATGGTGGACGCGGCGCTGGTGCTTCTCCAGTGCCTTTCCTCCCCGCTCCTTGAACGAGAAGAGGTGGGCGTCCGGGAACTCCATGGCGGTGGTGGTCTTACCCATGCCGGGTCGGCTGTACCACCACTGCACGTAGTTCTCGATCCGCCGCGCAGCCTTCGACACCTTCGTTGACAGCTTGACGTCGGGAAGATCAAGCTGCTTCGTCACAGACGATCGCCGATTAGGCTTCGCCTTGAACGGTTTCTTACCGACGCGCTTTGCGATTGCCATCCTTGGCCTCCTTTACGTACTCTTCCTTGATCGCGATCAGCAAATCCGTCCCGTGCTTGAGCAGGACAGTCAACGCTTCGAAGCATTCGAACTTCGCTTCGTCGAGTTCCCGGTGCCGGATCCGGCCGAGGTGCTTCTCAGCTTCAATGTCCTCTTCCGAAGGAACCTCGACCCCATAGCCTTCTTCGTCGGTCTTCATCGCTCCACCTCCTTCTTCTTGAGCGGCTTGCGGTAAACGTCGCTGAAGTTGCCGCTCGTGATCGGACCGAACATGTCGGACCGACCGTACTTCCCGACGAGTGCGTTGGGGTTGGCGTAGTGCGGGCCGCCGTGAACCCAGTTCCAGATGTCAAGCAGAAGCGGCTGGAAGAACTTCTCCTCCCACTGCTCCAGCATCTCCGTCTTGAACTTCATCTTCCAGCGTTTGAAGTAATGGTCCTCGTCCTTGGCGATCGTCTCCGTCAACCGCTCCGTGAACGTCGGCAGGTCCTCGCCGCTCTTCTTCGAGGGCGTCGACTGCGGGTTGCGGATGACGTTGTAGAGGACGCCCTTCGGCCAAGCGCCAAACTCCAGCCGCATGCAGAGGGCGTACATCATGACCTGAAGGTCGAGGTGCATGCAGTCCTCGATCTCGAACTCATCGATGCGGCTCTTCGTCTTCGTCTCGAAGAGCCAGTATCGCTTCAGCCCCTTCGTTGGCTTAACGGACTTGCCGCTGTCTTCAAGGAAGACGCCGTCGAAGATGCCGTGGAGCGGGATCGGGAAGTTCAGTGGCCAGTGATCGTACTCGACGTCGAACGCATACTCGACGTCGACCCACTTGCGGGCCGTGTCTTCCTTGCCGTACTTCCGTTGATACGTCGGCCAGAGGGCCGCGGTCTTGGCGATGGAGAGATGAAGGTCCTCGACACGGCGGACCGACGCCTGCGGGTTCTCCTCCTTGAAGACGCCGTCGTAGAAGTGGAGGACCTTCTCGATCCGCTTCTCCTTGCCGCGGTTCTGGTACTGCCTGCCCAGGAGCCAGTGCCAGAGTTCGCCGAAGTCGAGAGCGGCCGACGTCCGTGTCGACCGCCAGCCTTCCGCATACCGCAGGCGGAACTGCTCGCGACATTCCAGCCAGCGGCCGATGCTGCTGACCGAGAGGCCGTCGCGGCGCAACTGCCATCGCTGCGACTCCCGCTCCTGGGAGTGAATGCGCTTCGGCAGGTCACGCGCTTTTCCGCTGCTTCCCTTTTCCCTTGCCTCGCGGAGTCTTTGCATGAAGCTGCGCGTCCGTGCTTTGACGGCCATGATATTCCCTTCTTTCAGCGTCCACGAAATCCAGAGCCGACGCCCGCGGCTGGCCCTTGTGATACTTGTAAACGATGACGACCGCTCCGGCCGCCTTCCAGAATCCGATGGCCTCTTCGACGTGTGCGCCGTCGATGAAGCCATGCCCGAGCCGATGTCGACGCCCGCCCTTCATGATGGCCAGCTCGTAGCTAATGCCGCTGAGGTTCGGCCGGTAGTCGGTGCACGTCAGGCGGAACCGCTGGCGAGTTCCCTTGCACCTCTTCCTTCGCCAGCCGTGCCGTGCCCAGTACCGCCGATCCATGTCCTTGACGTTCTCGTCCTTCGTCATGTCGACGACGGTGACGAGCTGCTCGACGGTCACGAGAGCAGCCCGCTTGACGGAGCCGGCGACTTTACGCTTCGCCTTCATACCGGCCTCCAGTCCGCCAGCGCCGCTTGCACGGTCCAGCCGTTCTGCCAGCAGGACTCGAAGTACTTCAGGTCGGCGGGCCGGAGCCGAGCCGCCCGCCGCTGCTCGTGGGCCTTGAGGTTCAGCCGGTCAACCCAGTCCCGCCAGGTCGGCCAGTCCATGTTCGTCTTCGTTGCGTTGAGTATGCTCACGAGGCACCTCCTTGCAACAGGTCATGGCCGTTGATCCGCGGGAACGGCAACGTCTCCTCCGGGCCGGTCGAAGACTCCTCTTCCTGGTCGAAGTCGAGAACCTCCGTTGTCTCCTCGTCAGCCAGACGTTTGCGGACCTGCTCGTAGACTTTCGGCTCAAGGTTGTCTGCCATCCAACCAAGCGTCGCATAGAGCCAGTCCTCAACGGCCTCGACACGGAGCCGTAGCGACGGCTGGTTGTGCCTCTGCGTTGCGAGTTTCCGATCGACCTCCTGCTTCCAATCTTCATCATCTCCGTCGCATTCCGGTTGCCCGTAGTTGAGAAACGCTTTCCAAGACATGCCGAGACTTTGACAACCGTTGTAGACGTGCGACGGGTTGACATCAAAGCCGAGAACTCGACTGCAGCGACGAGCGGACTCTTGCTGAGTCCACCGATTCGCCGCGATCGTCCCGCGGTGCTCAAGCAGCCAGCCGCGAACGAGACGACGCTCTTGAGGAGTAAGTACGAGACTCGCCATCCGACACCTCCTTCATTTGAAAGAGAAACCCTGCGCCCATAGTCCGATGCCACAAGCATCCCAATCGTGAAGCCTCTTCGCGGAGAGGACCTCGAAAGCACGCTGCCCCAACGTCTCAATGATGCGACGCTGCATCATCTCCTTATCCATCTGCCCCTTCCACTGGTCGGCCGGTGCCGCCTCGAACGGGATCTTTCCGTGCAGCAGGGCGAGGCTCCCGACGACGCCCGCCGAGAAGGCGAGGTCGGTGAGGTCGCCGCGCACTGCAACTGCCCGGCCCGTCGCACCGTGAAACATGACCGGCGTTTCACAGACGACCCGCACCAGCTTCGCTCCGCCGGTGCCAACCTCCGCGGCCCGCTCCATGATCTGCCGGATGCACTCGTAGCGGTCGTTCTCGCCGCGGTTGGAGAAGTAGACCTCAGCCATGACGGGCGGCTTCAACTCGCGGCACCAGTGCTTGGCGTCCCACCAGCAGAAGCCCATCGCCTTCACTCCAGGATCAACGGTCAACACGTAGCTCTTCATCTCGCTACCTCCTTCATCAGTTGCTGGATACGCTGCATCAATGCCCGAGCCGATCGCCGCTTCTCGTTCAGTGCCTGCAGCAGCGCCTCGTCGACGGTACCGCGGGCCACCAGATCCAGGACGAGGCTCGTCCGCTTCTTCATCGGATGCAGGATGCGGGCCGCTGCCTGCGACCGTGTCTCCCAGTCCGGATAGTTGTCGAAGAAGATGGCGACGTCCGCCTCGCTGAGATTGAGGCCGTAGCGGGCGCACCTCTCCTGGAGGAGAAGGCCGCGGCATCGACCTGCGCGCAGCCGTCGAACGCATTCATGTCGCCAGCGAAGTCGGGAGAGGCCGGTGAAGCAGTGGAGCTTGACTCCAGCTCGGCGAAGACGATCCGCCGCGAGTGCCACCTCGCGATTGAATCGGAAGAAGACGACGAACTTCTCGTTCTTGAGTTCGCCAGTCAGCAGCCGCACCAGCTCATCGAACTTGTGCGGCGAGAAGAACAGTTGATCGGATTGGAACTGCCGCGGGATGAGTCCGCTGGCGATCTGCTGGAGCCAGGAGTGGACGACCGGCGTCCACTTGGTCTCCGCCTCGCCGATGGCCCAGTCGCGGATGGCCCGGTTGTAGAGGCCTCGCACCGCGGCGGGCAGTTCGATGACGCGGCGCTGCCGCACGCACGGCATGAAGATGCCGGCTTCATCGGGCGTCATCGCGAAGCAGTGCTTGGCGAGTTCGCGGTCGAAGCGTTCCTTCGACTCGCGGCGCAGTCGCCACTCGAACCCGGCTTGGTAGGCGTGGCGGTGCCGCCACTTCCAGAAGGTGTCGCACCCCATGAAGCTTCCGTTGAGGAACAGCATCTGCGGAACAACTTCGAGGTCCGACTCCGGCCGCGGCTCCCCGGTTAGAATCGCCTTGTCCTTGACGTCCTTGAAGGCGGTGCAGCAAAGCTTCGTGATCTTCGCTGTAGGGTTCTTGATGAAGGTGGACTCGTCGAGTGCGACGACAGTCCACGGCTGATAGGCCAGCGGCCGACATGAACGCAGGCCTTCCGGGTTGAGGAGACACCAGCTGTTGGAGGGAGCGGAGTCCAGCAACTCCAGCTTTCGCTTGCTGCTCCCGACTAGAAGGACAGATGGCAGGCCTTCAGCCGCTAGCTCCTCGACCCAACCCGGAAGGACACTGAGCGGTGCGACGACAAGCTTGCGGCCGTCGGCCGCGCGTCGCTGCGCCCATCGTATCAGGCAGAAGGACTTGCCGAGCCGCATCCGCAGCAGCAGTCCTATTGAATCTCGTTCTTGCGACCATCGCAATACCCGCCGCTGATGCGGCAGAGGTCTCCGTGCCATCGTCCGCTCCCTTCGTGGGAGGTGTCGTTCCATCGCGGCCCGGTGCGACCATCACACCCGGCCGGGCCGCGGCGGCTGCTGGGCCGTGCGGCTCGAAGGCCCCAACTTGACAGCCGGACGTCTTTCTGAACTCCCCCCAATCGGGGGGACCGGCCGGAATTCGGCCTGGAGGAAGGGGGAGGGGAACCCCTTAAGGGCTGCACGGAGTGGCCGGTAGCCGGGCCGCCGCGGGCCAGCGACCCGGTTGCCGCTCGGCCCGCCCGCCGCTCGGCTGGCTGGACTACGTGCGAGGTACCAACGAAAAGGCCCCCCGCTCCCAACGAGGGAACGGGGGGATCCTTTGCGGCCCGGCCGGATGGCAAGTACGACCGAGCCTGCACAACCCTATCGGCCCGGCCGCGGCAGCCAGCCGGAGCTGGGCAAGCCGCGGGCCGTCGCCCGGCAAACACGACCGCCATCCCGAAGGTAGCGGTGGAACTGGACTCCGCCGCGGGCACGGTTCACCCGGCCTCGCACGCGCCGCACGTCGCGGATCGCATGCGAGGCCCGCTTGGGGAACCACGCCTTCATGCGGACGACCAGCTCCTCGTCCGTCAAGATGTCGCCATAGCGGCCCGCCGACCATGCGGCCTCGTTCCGCTCGAAGAGCAACATCCAGCATTCCATCACGCCATGTCCGCTCGACTCCGAGCGGTCAACGATCTGGCCCTTCATGTTGGCCATTGCGACTCCTCATCGTGGGGGTCGCCCGCCTTCCTGGCGAACTACACGGTCAAAGTCGCTTTCGTTTTTGACGCATGACGCTCCGCCGCGTCGTTCATCAAATCCGTAAGCGCACCGCGGTCGGCAACACTTCGGCCGAGCCGCTTGAACATTCGCTTCAACACACCTTCAGGAATGTCGAGGGACTCCGCGAGTTCCTTCCGTAATTCCTGCCGCTCCTTCTTCGTCATCGCCATCATCCACCTCCAGTGCTGGGAAAAGGAAACACCGGGACCGCGGCCCGGCCGGTTGCAAGGAGCGTCCCATGAACACTCGCCGACCGAGCCGCGGGGAACGGTGCTACCCTCCCGTGAAGGCTTCGGCCTCCTCTCGCATCAAGCCGATCCCAGCCAGATCCACGGCCGGGTCGTCGAGCTTCGCGTATGCGTCGAGCGCACTCAACGCTGCCTGCGCCGAGCCGGCGACCGCGATCAACTGGCCCGCGGCCTTCATCATCTCGACCACGCGATCACTGCGGTGCAGGAGTTCACGGACCGACGGAGCCTTCTTCAGCTTCGGCTCCACCGTCGAGGTCGGGCGGTTGTCTGCAGGGAACTGCCCATTGTTGATGCGTCGTTCACGCACCACCTGCACTGCCTTCTTCCAGGGCAACCCGCTGGAGGCTGCCTCCGCTCGAACCTCCGCATTGAACTCCTTCAACGCGGTACCACGCTTCTTTGGTCTTGCCATCACAATTCTCCTATCTTGGGAGACAAAGGAAACAAAGCGGCGGAACGCCCGCCGCTCAACGACGTCGGCCGACACGGCCGATTCGCATCACGAGCCGAACAACGGTCAACGCGATGCCCAACAGATCACTGAGCAGTTTCACTGGGCGGCTTCTCCTGGGTAGGTAGGTTGTTGATTCGACCACACGCCGCACACTTGACCTGCATCCGGCCGACGACGCCCGTCAGGGCGGCATCGCAGCCTCCGCAGAAATAAACGACACGCACCTCGCTGCCAACCCGGCAGTCAACTGACTTTGCTTCGACGCCGCTCATGGCGACACGCTCCTAACGACATCAACGCCTGGTGGACCTGGTCCGCCACGTCCGCAGGGTCGTATCCGTCATCGTGAATGGTCTTGAGTTCGAGATGCGTCAACTCCTTGACGATCTCCCGCAGCCGAGTCTCCTTCTGCCAGACGAACTGCGAGACTTGGGAGTACAGTGAACCGCGGAGCTGCGACATATCGTGGCAGACGAGGTTGCCGTTCTTCCGTCGCAGGAAGTAAAAGAACCCGTCGCCGGAGTCGAGGATCGTTCCGGCGTTGAGTGCGTCGCAGAGGCCGTTGAACACAACCTTGACGTCGGCCGCGGTGAGGTCGTAGTCTCCGCCCGCTTTGAAGATCTCCTTCGCGAGATCCTCCGCTTGCTTGTCCGTGATGGCTATCATGGCCACCTCCTATCGTGTTGCAGGGTCCGTCGGAAACGCGGCCTTGAATTCAGCGCAGCCCTTCCACAGCCGCTCATGGGTGAGGACGAGTCCAGCCGCACGGAACTCGCCGATCCACGCCGCAAAGTCGGAGCCGCGGGCCGCGTGCTCCACCGTCACCGCCTGCCACCACAACCACCAGCCGCAGAGGTCGTCGGTCGTCGGCCACTTGACCTCGACGCGCGGCTCCCGCTTCTTCGCGGGCCGCACCTCCTTCGGCACCTGCGTCGTTGGACTCGTCTCCAACGGAAGGAGGCCGATCTCCTTCGCACCCTGCAAGACGATCCTCTGCGTGATACCGAGCTTCTGACCTTCCGGCGTCCAGCCTAGGCTCTTCGCTTTCGCGACCTGGCACTTCAGTGTGCAATAGCCTTCGAGCAGGTGCTCGATCGGCGTCATCGTCCCCGGCTCGTAGGCCCGGCGACATTCGCGGCATATGAACTTCATGTTCGCACCTCCATCTGCTTCTCCTTCAAGATCTGCTTGACCGCGGCGAGGCCGCGTTGGTGGAACGACGCGATTGCGGACTCGAAAGCGTTCGCCGACGTCGAGCCGCAGTACTCCAGCCAGAAGGCGAGCGTCCGAATCGTCTCCGCCGACTGGAGCTGTTCGATGATCCGGACGCAACGCTCGAAGTCTTCCGCGGTCTCGACGCGGCCCGAACCCTTAAGGTCGGGGATCAGCGTCTCCTTCAGGAATCGGAGATGCGACATGGTCGAGGTCGGCGTCTCCTGACCCCAGCCGACCGGCTGCGGATCCGGCCCGCCCTTCGTCAGGTTGCCGCGGCGGTAGGTCCGAGTCTTCCCGTCGTCATGCTGGACATGGTACGGTTGAGTGCTACCCTTCCGGATCAGCGTCACTTGACCGCCACCGTACCGCTGATGCAGGACCCGGTCGCCAACCTTCAGCTTGTCAGGACTGCTCATCTTGCCATCCTCCTATCATGGGAGATACAGAAACGCAAACCAACCAGGCCGCGGTCGCAGGCACCGCGGCTAGGCAGGGCTGCGGCTCTAGGCCTTCTTGCCCGTCAGCTTGACGTTACCTTCCTTGTCCTCCTTGACGAAGCCACGCTCCAGGGCCCAGCGGATGTGCAGCCGGACGCGCGGCTGGGGCAGCCCGGCCCGCTTCGCGATGGCCTCCGTGTCGCCGCCCTTGGCGAAGGCCTTGTTGATGGTGTGAGCCTGGGTCCCGAGCCGGGTGCCGAACTCGTCGGTCTCGATCGGCTCCGCGGCCTTCGCGGCCTTCGCGGCCTTCGCAGCTTTCGCCTTCGCGGCCTTCGCGGCCTTAGGATCGGCAGCAGCCTTCTTGGCGGAGGCAGCAGCCTTGCGGTCAGCAGCGGACTTCTTGACGATAGCCATAGTAGCTTCTCCTTCTGATGCGGCCGGAGCCGCGGTGTGGGACGGAGACGGAACATCCGCCTCTCGCAACTTACGCTTGAACTCAGCCTCCTCCGTTCGAACCCGATCCTCTTCCGCCCGGATCCGATCCTCTTCGCGTTGTTCGGCGAGGAGCCGCTTGTGCTCAGCTCGGTCGAACGCCGCGATGTCCTTCTTCGAGCGGCCCTCGCGGGCCTGCTTGAAGCCGCCGAGCAGAAACCGATACGGCTCCGCGGGCGGCTGCCACGAGTAGAACTCCAACCGCGACATAGTCATGTCCGTTCCGTCGTCGAGGTAACAGCGGAACAGGCCCGACTCCGTCCGCTCAATGCGGATGACCGCGGGCAGATCGCTGACCTTCGACGCGGCCTGGATACTCCGTCGCGACGTCTTCGTGTTGATGCGGTTCGCGTCAGCCTTCCGCTGCGCGGTCTTCACCTCCTTCTGCGTTTGAGCCTCCTTGCGTGCGAACTCCAGCTTCTTCTGCTCGGCGGTCTTGCGGGTCTTAGCCACGGGCCACCTCCCTTCGGGCCGCGATGGCGTTGCACTCCGTCACGCCGAACTGGAAGAAGCAGCTGCCTGCATCCCAGCGGTCGTTCCGCCAAGTCAAGCCGATCTGGAACAGCTCGACTCCGGTTGGCGACAGGACCGCCACCTCCATCCGCTCACCATTCGCGGCGAGCACGCCGACGACTGAGAAGTTGAGGCCGGTCTTGCGGTGCATGTCGTCGCACCAGTGCTGAGCCAGTGCGAGCGTCGTCGGCTTCCGCTTCTTCGCTTTCTTTGCCATCTTGCCATCTCCTATCATGGGAGCGGCCCGGCCGGAGTGGCCAAGCCAAAGGCCCGTCCAGGACGCGACTCCTGGAATTGACGCTGCGGGCCGCGATACTCAACCCATCATCGAGGGGAACTCGACGCTGGCCGTCTCCGCCTCTTCGAGTTGACTAATAGTATTCTCCAGCTCCTCGATCGCGGAGGTCAGCTGTTCGCCTTTTTCGCCGCTTTGGAAGTTCTCAGGCAGGTTGTCGTACCAGTCCTGCAGCTCGTCGTGAAGGGACTCCATATCGCACTTCGCGTCGCTGACCAGATTCTGCGCCGCGGCGAAGCGATCGGCTCGCGACTCCGGTGGCGTCGCATCGACGACGCTGACCGACGCTCCGTCGAACTGCGACTCCATCTGCTTGATCAGCTTCTCGACGGAAGCCTTGCGGAGACCTTTGCCGGTGATCGTGATCTTCCAAGTCGCCATATTGCCATCCTCCAACAAAAGCGAACGCTGCGGAATGCAACATTCAAAGACCCGGCCGGAGCGTGACTCCCGGCTGACACTGCGGGTCGACTGAAGTTAAGCGGCGATCTTGACGCCGCGGCTGTTGGCGACCAGGTGACCACGGGCCACCCAGTAGCGGACATGATGCCCGACGCGGGTCACGGACAGCTTCGTCTTCGCCGCGATCTCCTTGACGTCTGCGACTCCGGCCGCGATGACGTTGTTGATCCCGAACGAGACACTGCCTTTGCGGCAGGGGTTGACGTACTTGCGAGCAGCCTTGCGGGCAGCCGAAGCGGCTTGACCCTTGTACGCGGCCTTGGCGTTCTTGCGGCGAGAGGCGACTTGCTCCGCAGCGGACTTGACGGTGCGAACGACGTTCTTGGAAGACTTCATCTTGCCATCTCCTGGAAAGAAACACAGAGGCAGCCGAAGCGGCGTCCTCAAGACCCTCGGCCGGGTGCGAAGCCGGCATACGCATTCGAGGGAAGCCAGCTTCGAGCTGGCGGTCGGAATCGCCGGGCTGAACCCGGCGTGTTGTTGCGGTGTTTGCAGGACACCTCGCGACCACTGGCCCCCTCAGGGGCTTGGCTGCCGGACACTTCTTTCCGACGGGCCGCGTTCAGGTTTTCAAAGAGCCACACACCATCCGACCACACCCCTAATATAACAGCCTCCTGGCAAATTGCAAAAGGATTATTGAAGGAAAGCCGCGGTTGAAGCCGCCGCTCTCCCGCAACCCGTGCGGCGTCTCGACTTACGGCGAAGAAATTTATTCCGGAATTCCGCAGTTTCGAGCCGCGGCCGGGCGAGCTGGTCAATTGGGAAACGGGAATTCTATCGCCGCGGCGGAGCCGTGCGAGACGAATTTAAAGTGCGACTTGAGGGGGTGAGGGTGGGCGGCTGCCACCCGGTGGGAAACAATACAAAAGAAAGCATTAGTTGAATGAAGTGAAAGGCCACCGACCCATTGGGGGTCAACCTGCACATTTAATTCGTATCGGCGAAGTGCGCCGCGATGAATTGCAGCCACGCATCGTCGTCCGAACAAGCGCAGCTGGCGTCGCCGACGGCCTCCCACTGCTTCGCGAGTTCGAGCGTCGATCGCTGGAGCAACGCGGCGTATCGCTCACCGACCGGCACCGTCGCGAGTGCGAGGCCGACGGAGTTGACCGCGACTTCATCGAGCCGGTTGCAGCGGTAGAACGCGCGGCGAGGTGGGTGCGTCGTTCGAACTTCGCGGCGGCACCGGGTGCACACCAGGAATGCGCCGCGGCGCGTGAACGTGCAGAGCGTCGGGACTTCCATCTTACGCCGATGACAAGCATCGGACCTCGATCTTCGCGGTGTTGTTCCGAATTTGGAAGAGGTCCATCTCGCCGAGCTTCGCGAAGAACTCGTTGGTCAACGGTTCGCTCGTCTCGCAGCAAGGCCCCGCTGTGATAGAGTTGTTTTCGAACGGGCCGACCTCGCCGTAGTCCGCTTCCGTGAACGTGATGACGTCGGGAAGGTGGCAGTTCCGCGGTTCAAGCTTCTTGCGGAAGCTCGCCCAGAATTGCGAGTCGATGAAGTACGGCTTGTCTGGACCGAACGTGATCTGCGGGAACGTCGCGATGATGTCCGGGAAATTCCAGACGACGCGGGAGACGAGGCCGAAGTGGGCGTAGATGTCGTTGTCTTCGACCTCCGGTTGGAACCACGTCGGTCCTCGTTCGAAACCGAAGAAGAAGCCCGCGAAGACACCGACGTTGTTGTTGAAGAACGAGCGGCCCAAGGCCGGGATGAGAATCGCGGAACCGGAGACAGCATTGTAGCAGCACCAGTTGTGCTGGTCCATGAGGTTCGGCAGTCCAGGGACTCCGCCGACATGCTGCTGCGGCGATCCGAATCCGACCGACGAGATCCGGAAGAGGCCTTTGCCGCGGCGCTTGGAGCCGTGCTGTCGGATGCCGGAGACCGTCGGCAGCTGAATCGATACCGCTGGCCCGACGCCCGCGGGGAACGTGATCGTTGTACCTTGCAACCCGAAGTCCATGATGTTTGATTCGAACGTACAACACGCACCGCCAGACGGACTGTCGTCCTCTTGAAGGCAGACCTCCTCACAGTCGCAGCAGCAGCAGCGTCGGTGTCCCATCTACTCCTCTTCTTCCTCTTCCTCTTGCGGCTCGAAGCCACCGTTCTCGTCGTTGAGTTGCGTCCATTCGGGAACCGTCTGCTGGAGCGTGGTGGGGTAGCCGCTCAGGTTCTCGCCCTTGCACGTCTGATCGAGGCAGTGGTAGACGTCGGCTTCCGGTACGTAGCAGGCGGTCACGATCGACGGGCCGTCGGAGTGGAAGAGGTTGCGAACCTTCACTCGCTTGTCGGCGAGGTCCGATTCCTGGGATACAGGACGCCGCGGGTCGATCCCTTCCCAGTACTCCAGGACCTTCAGCTCCGGGTACGGCGTTGTCCACTTGATGTTGACGACGCCCGCTTCTAATCGGCACATGACGAAGCGGGCCTTCTGCACCATGGAGATGACGCGGTTCCAACCACGCGAAGCATCCCGCGGCTCCTTGGGCGGATGGTCGTAGCAGCGTTGGTACATCCCGAAGTAGCCCGGCCCGCCATGGTGGTGTGCGGCGTCGGAGTAGACGAGAACCTTCTCGCCGCCCTTCCGCCAGATCTCGTCGGTGTTGAGTCCGAGCGTCGCAGCTGCCTCGCCCTTGCCGTCCTTCGGAAACAGTTCGTACGCGTAGGCGTTGTTGAACTCGACCAGCTTCTCGTCGAGCTCGAAGCGCCGCGGCGGATCGTACCACGTCCACCACATCTCGTTCCATTTCCAGACGAGCATCCACGGACACTGCTGATGGATCCAGCCGCGCTCCGCCAGGTTGTAGACGTTGACCAGTCGGAGGCCTTGCTCCCACCCGGTCTTGATCGCGGACGCTTCTGTTCGATGGAACTTGAGGTGCTCGTACGCCCGCATCGGATACTGATACGGCAGCTCCTCGTCAACTTCTGGAGGTGAAGGGTACTCGATGTCGTCGCCGGGTTGACACGGTCGTGCGATGCAGATCTCGTCGACGTCGACGGAGAGGAGGTGGCCACTCGGCCCGCCCATCGACTCGCCGCCGATAATGCCCATGCGGCCGAGCCGTTCGATCTCCTCGAACGCAGCGTTGAAGTCTTCGCCGCGGATCTTCTTGTCGCCGACCTTGAGTGGCGTGAGCTTGCGCATGCTATGGCTTCGGGATTTGTTTGAAGAGTTGCTTGAGGTCGCCGGTCTCGTACGGGTCTTGGCCGTTTGGATCGAGCGACTTGGCGGGCACCCACTTCAACGTCTCTTTGTCGAGGACGTTCTGCCAGCCGTGGCGGTTGTAGAGGAACTTCATCACGAGCTTCCAGCACGGCTCGCCGAAAGACATGACAGTGTTGCTGAGTTTCGGGCCGTCGAAGAGGACCGTCTCCGGTGCACCGCCAAAGATCTTGACGGTGTTGATCTTTCCGTTGAGGTCGTTCATCAACGCGTAGTCCGGCTTGAGGATCTTCGGCACCGTCAGCGTGTATGCGATCGTCGGAATGCGGATGTTCTTCTTGCCGTATGAATCCGTCGTGACGGACGACGGAGCGGACGAAGCGCTGCCATATGAAAGGTTCGTCGTCGTCGTCGTCGTCTTGACTGGGACCGTCAAGATCTCGCAGTGGTAGTCGAGCTCCTGCTCTGCGACGACCGACGGCTCCGGGTGTTCACGCTTGTCTTCGTCATCGTCCGGGTCGAACGGGAAGACTTTGTAGCTGACGATCATCTCCGTCTTACCGGTCAACAGTCCGTAGTCCCACGGCGTGTTGCCGGTTCGACCGATCGGCCGCGTCGAAACCTTGTGGGCGCAGAGCCGCTTCAAGCCGGGCCAACGGTCCGGCCCGTACCAGTCCTGATCGCCGGTGATGGGGTTGATGAGGATGACGCCAAGCATCGCTCGGATGCCAGCGGCGAGTTGCGCCGTGTCGACTTCCGCACGGCGTACGCCGACGATGCCCGACTCCGTGTCGAACTCCATCTTCATCGTGTCTTCCATCTCGCGGAGGGAAGACGGAATTGGGTAGAAGCCCATGACTCCTCCTTAGCCTACGATTGAGCCGCCCGCACCGAGTGCGTCGACCAGTTCTTTCTTCTGCCGCTCGGCATCCTGGATCTGCTGCTTCTGTTGATCAGCGATGTTGCCGAGCTTCGCGACGGTCTGCTTGCCGGTGTCGTCCTCGTCGTCGAACTGCGCCATGATGTTCTTCTTCCACAGTCCTTCGAGGTCTTCGAACTCGGCCTTGACTTTGACCTTCGCTTTCGACTCTGCGTTCTTCATCATCTCGTTGAGGTCGACGCCGAGATCCGTCTTCGTCTGTTCGCCGATCTTCTTCGTCGCACCGCCCATCCGCTCTTCCCACTGGCGAGCGTTCTCTTCCCACTTGTCGTTGAAGTCGGTGCCCTTGAACTCCTTCCACGCCGGGCCGTCCGGCATCTTGACGTTCTTCCCCAGGTTAACCGGCTTGAATCCTTCGAAGGCCTTGCCCGAAGCGATGTCTTTGAACGAGGAGGTGAACAGTGTCTTGATTGCACTGCCGAAGTTCTTCAGGACCTGGACCGCTCCCTGGATAGATTGAGCCACGAACCGCGGGAAGTTCTCGAACGGAAACTTGATGGCGGTCCAGACGTTCGTCGCGAACCATTTCGTCCGCTCGAAGACGGTCGTCAACGCTTGCTCGCCCGCCAGCTTGAAGGTCGCCCAGGTCAGGTCGACGTTCATAACCGCGGCGACGAAGGCCTCGATCCAGCCGATGCCGGTCTGCGTCCACTGCGCGAGTGTCTGTCCCCAGGATGCGATCGACGACTCGTGGCTCTTCGCCCAGTTGATGGCGTCCTTGGTCTTGCCGACGATCAACGTCATCGCCGGGATCAGAGCGTTGCCGATGATCACGCCGAGATCCTTGATGCCACCCCACAGCGACTTGACCTGATTGCTGAAGGAGCCGCTCGTCTTGGTCGCGTCGCCCTGCGCGTCCTTCGTCCCCTTCATGATGAGAGCCAGGCGGGCGAGGACCTTCTGCTGTTCGGTCGCCGCTTCCGTGCCGCCCTTGACGCCCATCGCCATGAGCTGCTGCTTGAGTGTGGCTTCCGTGATGACGACACCGTAGCGTCGCATCGTCTCATGGTTGCCGACGACTGCCGACTGCAACGCTTCCATCGCGTCGCTGTCGGAAGTGTTGTAGAAGCTGCCCATGTCGACGGCCAGCTGCGTCATTTGCTGCGACAGCTGCGACGCTTGATCGCGTGCGAATCCGAACGGGACGAAGACCGTTTGAATGTCCGCGGCCATGCTCTTGATGTCGACGCGGGAGCGGCCGACTTGGTCGGCGAATGCTTCGAGGTTCGCCTTCGCACCCTTCGCTGAACTGCCGAATGCGGTGTCGAACTTGTTCTCCATCTCCGTCGCGTCGGCAGCGAGTTTGATCGAAGCAACGCCCGCAGCGAGGAGGCCGGCGACTGCCCACTTCGTCGTGTTCGCGATCGTCGACATCGCACCGCCGACGCCGCTCGCTGCAGAGAGAGCCAGGCCCGGCAAGCCGCCGAGCGCACCCATCGCGACCTTGCTGAGGCCACCGAGTGCGGCACCGGCGATGCCCGCACCCTTCGAGACGAGGCCACCCAGCATCCCCATTGCACCGCCCGCTCCGCTCGCTCCGGCCTTGAGGCCGTTGAACAGCCCGCTGCCCAGCCGCGACTTGCCGGCTGCGCCCGCAATCCTGGAGAAGATGCCGGGCAGCTGCTTCAACGCGGCCGGTGCCTTGACGGTCAGCAGCGTCTTCGCGAACAGTCCTACTTCGCGGGTCGCCTTGCCGAGGTTCCTCGCGTTGATCTCGACGTTGACCGGCTTGAACTTCGGAAGCGTCGGCATCTTGATCTTCGACAGCTTGATCGGAGTGTTTCCGATCTGTCGAAGGCGGAGACCGAGCCTGCGTGCGGCGTCGCCCGTCCGACCCATCATCGCTTGCGCCGCACCGAGCGGCCCGAGGTTCAGGACGGGTGCTGCAATCGGACTCATGCGGAGCTTTGCGGAGAGCTTCTTCTTCGCAAGCCGCATCAACGCTTCGATCTTCCGGTCAACGTCCTTCGTTCCGGACAGACCGAGAGAGAGCTTCTTCGCCGCGGTTTCGACCTTTGTTGAGATCTTGACGGGCCGCGGCGGCTTGATTCGACGGAGCAAGGCGTCCGCCCGCCCGGCTTCCTTGCCGAGCAGGCGGAGACCTGCAGTAAGTGCTGCGGCCGGTGCCGCTTTGATACCAGCGAACGGACTGCTGACGCGGGCCGCTCCCGCTTTCCGGACGTTCTGCGTCCAGGAGCGGAGGCCGGCTTGCGCCTTGAGCAGCGGAGCTGTCGAGATACCCGCGAGTGGGTTTCGTAACCGCTGGTTACCGGCCCGGCCGACTTGCCGGACCCACTCACGGGCGCTCGATGAGGCTCTGCGAAAACCAGCGGTCGTCTTGTCGGCGAACTCGTCGATCGCCGAGTCAACGTCCTTGACTTGGCTGAGACCAGCGGAGATCGTCTTCGTGAATCCGGCGTCTGCCGCCTTCATCATGAAGAGAAGATTGCCGAGATCGAATCCTTCAGCCATGATTCTCCTTCGCTTTCGCTTCTTCCGCCTTGCGACGGGCGTTCTCTTGCAGTGCCTTTAGTCCAGCCTCGTTGACGAAGACCGTCCCGCCCGTTCCGACTCGCATCGTCGGACCTTCGCGAGGCTTCACGTCCTTGCGAAGGTACAACTCAATCTGCGGCCAGCTTAGTCGGATGACGTCCCACGGTTTCCAGTCGTACCGCTGCGCGAAGGCCCAGAAGATGAACTCCCAGTCGACGCTCGGGAAGAGGAGCGTCGTTTCCTTGGTTTCTTCTCCGCTGGGCCCTTCACGTTTGGGAAGCCACTGACCTCTCCCATCTTCTCGACGAGCGCTTTCGCTTCTTCCTCTGTCATCTGCTTGAGCACCAGCTCGCACCACTCCTTCGTGGTCTCGGGCCGCTGCGGCTTCAGCTGTTGCCAGAGGTAGAACGCGATCCCATCGAGTGAGGTCGACCACTCTTCGAGCTGCGCCTCCGCCGCTTCCTTCTTCAGCAGGATCGCATCGCGAACGAGGCGGGCCTGCAGATCCTGGGGTAGACCTTCCAGCTCCTGCTTGACCGCAGCCACCGGATCTTCCAGGAGCAACCCCTTCAGATACTCGATGGCCGCGGCCTTCGTAGCTGGCAGGATCGGGCTAAGATGCAGCATCCGCCCGTTGATGCGGTGGTAGCCGCCGATACCGGCGACGGTCGCATAATCTTTCGACACTTCCTCCATGTGATCCTCCGTGAGACGCTAGTAAAGACTAGAAGTACGACCATTCGCCATCGCTGAGGAAGGCGAAGGAGTACGACTGCACAGCACCCGTCGAGGGGTCCGCCTCGAAGCCGAGGTTGTTAACGTACGCCGACGGGATGTCGATGCCGGTGTTGCCGGCTTCGTCGAAGAAGAGCTTGAGCGGGTACTTGTTGCCGCCCGCGGCGACAACTTCGATCTTCCCACCGTCGGTGCGGCGCTTGCCTTCGACCTGCCCCTTGAGCTGGCCGTTGCCGCCTTCGACTTTCTTCTTCCCATTGGTGTGCGACGTCGCGTAGGACTCCTCGTCCCACTCTTCGTTCGCACTCCACTTGCCGAACTCCGTGTCTGCACTGTCGACATGGAGAGCAGCCTTCTTGCCCGAGAGAACCGGGCCAGCTGTCTTTGCCATTTGGCTCCTCCTACTTGTTGGTCAACACGCTCCACTCGTCGAACGCACGACAGATGCGCCCGGTTTCTACCTTTCGATTGCCGCTCCGCTTGTTCATGCTGATCAGCCGACCTTCGTCGTGGATCAGTTTGCCTTCGCGGTTCGCGGCTCGGATCATGCGGCGGAACTCAGCTCGTGCGCGACGAGCGTCGTACGCCTTCTCAAAGAAGAAATGCACCTCGAAGATCTCTTCGTCAAACTCTCCGTGACTCGAACCTTCGACTTCGTCTTCGATGACGAGGTCCATCAACGCGAATGGCAAGTTGAGGTCCTCGTCCGAACCCTCAAGCTTGTCTTCGACGCGGCCGGACTCGAAGCGGGCCACGTCGAGTGCAGCCATCATCGCGGCGTCGTCCTTCCAGATCGCGCAGATGGATTCGAAGATTGTCATGTGCTGTACTTTCTGAAGCCGCGACGTCCAGCCGCGGCGACCTGTTGCTTGATGATCTTTCGTCGAGCCAACACCATCGGCCGAACGAACGGCCTCGCTCCCATGAACCGCGTTCCCTTCTCCAGGAACTTCCAGTACGGTGCCTTGGGATCGATGATGACGTAGGCCTTCAGTGTCTGTCGATTGACCTTGTGTCGGACCGCTCGGTACAGGTTGCCACTGCGCCGGTGCGGCGGCTCGCCTTCATCGGACGCGGGCGGATACGGAGTCGAGATGGAACGACGGATGTGCCAGGCCAACGACCGGACAGCCTGCTCCATGCCGTCGGCGATGACCGTCCGCACCACCCAGGGTGCCCGGCCTCCGTTCCAGCTGAACTGCGACGCCCTTGCCACGTTCGACGCTCCTTTACTGAGATCAACGCTACCAGGCCCGGCCCGAGCCGGGTCGCCACCGGGCCTCTAGGACTCGGCGGGCGTCCTAGCACGCTCCGCTTCGAGGACCACCAGCCCCCCAACCGTCGTCCGGCCCGTCAAGCGGCGGATCAGCAGCCGCTCGCCGGACGCGCGGCGGACCCGCATCCCGGCGTTGACTTCCGCGGACAGACCTTCGACGAAGATCTGTGTCGTGATCTTGACGCGGCGACGGTCGACTTCGACGATAGTCTCCGACTGCATCTCTTGGATCCTCGCGACGACGTCGACCTGCAGATCGGTCCACGTCGCGGTCTTCATTCCGTCCTTGTCTTTCGTGTATGTCGGCTTCTCGATGACGATGAACTCCGACGCTTCCGGCGCACCCTCTTCCGGTGGCGGAAGTACCGCTACCTGTTTGCACCACAATCGGAGTCGTGTCCGAGCCGCGGCCCGGTCAACGCCATTGACAGTCCATGTCTCCAACCGGTCGTCTGTCTTCACGAGCGAGCCAACTCCTGGAGGAGAGTCCAGCCGCTTCGACGCGATGTTGAAGATCGTGTCAGCGGTTGTGTACGCTCCTCCAGAAGCGGCTGCTTCGCGAACAGAAATCTGATGTCGCGATGCCGGGACTTCGACTTCGACTGCGGTTCCCACGAATGTGAGGAACACGTCTTCGACTCCGTCGACGTCGTCCAGGTCGTCCTCGATGTCTCGCATGGCTTCCTCAGTTGACTGCGGTGGTGTGCTCTTCGACGATGTCGTCGTCGTCTTCTTCGTCGATCATCATCTTGAGCTCGCGGATCTTCGCGACGAGGTACTCCTGATAGCCAAGCCAGTCAAAGCTCTGACCGTCGAGGGAGTACCTCGTCTTCTTCCGCTTCGAACACTCTTCAAGCAGAGCCGCGTAGTTTTCACGTGCGGCGATCAGGTTTGCTTTGACGGACATTCGCTACTCCTCGTCGTCGACGTCGATCTCTTCCTCTTCCAGATCCCAGTCCTCGTCATCGAGGTCGGGCTTCTTCGCCTGCGCCTTCGCAGGCATCGGGAAGTGGCGGACGATACCGTTGTCGTCCGTTTCGCAATCCTTGCCGGGCCGCTTGAAGATCGGCTGGTGCTCCGTGGAGATGATCCCGCAGAGCTCCTTGAACTTCGCCCAGGCCTCAGCCGTACTCCTGGCGTGAACCACCGCGGCTGGGCCATGCGGCAGCTCGACGAGGACGGGTCGTTCGCGGTCGCCCATGAAGCGAAGCTTCTTTCGCTTGCGTGCGACGAGTCCGCTCGACTCCGGCTTCGTCTCTTTCTTCTTCTTTCCCATACTCGTCCTTCCTCCGTGAGAAAACGGAACGAGGCCCGGCTGCCCACCGGGCCGTGGTTCCTAAGGCTACGCGTTGTAGATGTAGGCAGCGTACCGCGGGTTCAGGACGACGAACGAGCCACGCTCGCTCGCCTTCCAACGCAGTACGATGTCCTGCTCGAATTCCGGCGTGCTGTTCGGCGGAGCCTGGACGACCGTGATCGGCCAGTTGTACTGCCAAGCGAACGCCTTCTTGAAGTCGCCGATGAGCCAAGTGAGCTTGGCGTTAGCCGCCGAGACTCCGCTAGCGATCAGGCGACGGTACGCGAACGAGCTGCTCAGGAGCTGGTAAGGATCGACGCTGTTCGCGCCGTACCGCTCCTGGTTCGCCGAGTCCGTCTTCTGCACGAGGGTCGTGGCCCGCGTGATCTGGCGCCACAGGTGACGCTTGGCGGGCATGTGCAGAATCTGCTTCGGCGTGATGACGATCGGTTCGCCGGTGTTCGGTTCGAGCATGTCAGCGAAGAGCTGCTCGGCCGCGTCCACCTGCTGCCAATCGGCGATGGTCACGCCGCTCAGCTTGTTGATCCACGGCGTCGCGGTCTGGTACGTGTTGTACGACGTACCACGCCACTTGTAGGTATTGGTGATACCCAAGACGCCGTCGAGCACCATCTTCTCCTTCTTCCGACTCAGCACCTCGCCAACCTGGCCCGCCCTTGCGGCGACCTGACTGGTCCGGTCGAAGAAGATGGTCTCCTTGTTGACCGAGATGATGAAGCCACGCTTCGTGGTCTTCGGAGTCTCGATCCAATCCTCACCGAATCCGACCTCGGGATACTTCATCCCTTCGGCCACCTCTTCGACGGCCTCCGTGATCCCGGTGATGCCGGGGATCTTCTCGCCGTTGGTGTTGGTCTGGTACTCGGTCACGAGCTGGGAGGCGATGAACTCCTCCTGCTGGTACCCTTCCATCACCGCACGGTAGATCAGGTTGCCCGTGATGTTGTTGAAGCCGGACAGGCTGACGCCCGTTGCGGCTTCCATCAAGAGGAACCCACCACGCTTGGTCGGGCCGAGTTGCTCGACCCACTCCTGGCCGACCGGCTGCTTATCGCCCTTGCCAACGATGAGGCATTCCGCGAGGTCGCGGATGCTCACGTCGCCAATGTTGATGTGCTTGTCGGCGATGGCCTCCGACAGGTGGCGGACCACCTTCCGGACACCCTGCCGCTCGACGCGGCGCTTCAGCTCACGCTTGTTGATCAGACGTCCCATTGAGGATTACCTCCAAGAAAAAACGAAAGAACTGCCCCAGGCGGATTACACACCGCCTACACTAGGCCGTCGGTCCCTTCATCAGACGCGAGAAGACCTCGACCTCCACTTCGGTCACAGCACTGCCGTAGCGCTTGGCGATACGGCCGATGGCCAGAGCCTCCGTGGCGACGGACGCCACCTTCTGATTCTCCAGCAAGTTGCCCGACTGCTTCGCCGGGCCGACGAGCGCACCCAGTTCCCACGCCGCGGAGGCGCAGCTGAACTTGTGAACGCCCGACGTGTTCGCACGAATCGGATCCACGTCGCCGGACCGCGAACGATCCAACGCGACACCCAGGAACCGGAGTGCGAAGGCGGTCTGCGTAGTCGCCAGGTCCGTATCCCAGGCCTGGTCGGCCGCGGAGTACGGGTCGCCCGGATCCGACGCAGCCTTCGTCGCAATCAAGTCACCACGTTCGATGACGGTCGCGGTCGGAACCGCCTTCGTCTCGACCGGGTTCGGTTCTCCCCGTTGCCAGGGAGCAGCACGATCACTCATGTCAATCCTCCTAAGTATCTCAAGTAGGAATCTCAGCCCCATCGCCACTCTCCTGGAGGAGAATGCTGCGGCCGGTTAGTCGGTCAGGCCTTCCAACCAGGTCTTCGAGTCGCCATCGTCCTCGTCGTCCACGTCATGGGACGAACGACTGCGAGGCTTCACGCTCTTCTTCGACCCCTTCTTGGCGGGCCGCTCGAAGCGCTTGTCGCTCATCGACTCGATGAGCTCCTTGACTTCGTCCTTGGAGCCGAGACCCATCAGGGCCTTGAGCTCGGTGCGACGCGGCTTGAAGCCCACGCTCTCGCACAGGTCGAGAACGCGGCGCTCCTTCTTCATCGCCTTCAGTTCACTGGCAACGTCGGCCACGCTCTCCAAGAGGCGACCCTTCTTCTTCTTCGTGGCCACGCGGCCTCCTTTCTTCCGCGGTCGTTCGCCGCGGTCTTCAGGGACTTCCTTCTCCTTCTCGCCGGAAGGTTCGTCTCCATCGCCTTCGTCGCTGGAGACATCCTCTTCCATGTCGAGGAGCTTGTTAATCTTGTCCTTCCGCTGCTTGGCGTCCAGACTGTCGTCCATGAAGATGGCCATGACCATCTTCGCCATCGCCTCACGCGGCGTCGGCACGGACGAACCTTCCTCTTCTCCCTCCGCCGCGATGGCTTCCATCAAGCGGCGTTGGAAAATACGCTTGCGGTCCTCCCGCGAGGTGCGCCGCTTCTTTCGAGCTCGCAGCATGCTGCGTCCTCCTTTGTCTTCGAACAGACTGACGTTGGTCGCCGGATCTGCCACGAGATCCACAGAGCGCACCTTGTCGATGGACTCCACAATGACGTCGCCGTTCCGTTTCTTGGCGGAACCGCTGGCGTTGTGCGAGAGACCACAGTTCTTCGGCTCGTGTTCAACGTCGAACTCGAACTGCTTGCGCAGTCGGTGCCCACCGTTGTAGTGAAGGTCGCCGAAGAGACCTTTGCCTTCACGATACTCAACGTTCTTCAGACGACCGAACCGATCCTCGTACCGACGCGAAGTACCGAGACCCTTCGTCGGATGGTTGACGTTGACCTGTCGGCCTTCGTACAACGGGATCGCTTCGAGCATCGCCTCTTTGGCGTACTTGTGGCCGTGCGCGGATTCATGCCCGAGGATCTTGACACCACGGACACAGCAGTTTGCCTTGTCCAACCGCGGGCGACCCAAGCCACTCGACTCACGCAAACGAATCTTCATGTTCACCTCGATACTTTCTTGGCGGTGCGTCGCCGCTTCTGGAGAGTACGGTTGATCCGGGCACGCTTCCGCTCGATCTGCTTCCTCGTGGCGTCTTCGAGGTCATCAGTGTCTGCGAGACGGCCCGTCTTCGGATCGAGGAAGTCGGCCCAGGCGGGCCGTCCCCCCTTTTCCTTTACAGCATTCCACCTCGCTTTCCCCACCACCTTCCTCTTGACTTCCTCCGGCTGTCGCCGGAACCAGGCGGAGTAGGTACGTGTGTCAATCGCGGGTCCTCCGATGAGGTCTGCGTTGGAGAGGTCGTCAAGGACTGGCGCATAAGTGCATCGACAGTTTGGCTCGTCCGGGAGTACTGGTCGCGACGCTGCGTTAGGTCGACCTTTCTTCCAGAAGATCGTCCCATGGCGAGCCGCATGATGCGCACGAGTAACCATGTCAAGAATAGCAACGATCTGGAAACCACGAATGACTTCACTGAACTGAGCATAGGTCCGCTCCGCCATGAGGTTGCTGATACGTGCCGCTTCTGTCCGAATGATCCGCCGCGCACTCGACGCGAGACTCTCGACGTGTGGTCGGATGCTCTTCGCGATCTGCTCTTGTGTCTTTCCTTTTGCGACTCCGTCTGCGATCTTCTGCGCGACGAGGTCGCGGTCGGAGATCTTCTTGCTCCACTTCTTCAGCCGCCGCTTGTATCCACCTTGGTTGATGATCGAGCGGACTTCCGCCGCGGTCGGCGGCTCCTTTGCTTTGGCGATCGTCTTCTTGCTCGGCAGCTGCTTGGCGAGCCGCGGCCGGGCGGGCGTCTTCAGTGCGCGGCGTTGCAGGAAGAGGTCGTTCGCTTCGTCGTCCTCCGCTTCGAACAGCACGATCTCCGGGTCGTCCGGGAAGGCGTGCTTCCAGTAGGCCTTCGGCAACCCGTCGACCCAGCACTGGTAGGCCGTCGCGTAGCTCGCCGTAGTGGACCGTTGCAGAGCCGAGCCGACCGCGGCCTCCAGGTCGCTGCCAAGGCGACTGAGGATCGATTGCGCCCGCCGCTGGGCCGCGGCTGGAGTCCCGGTCGCCGCAGCCAGCAGCTGCCGCCAGGCCCGGACCACAACGTCGGTGACTCGAACCAGCTCGTTGTCCGCCTGCAACGCCGCTTCGACGTTGCGGATGGCGAACAGAGCGGCGAGGACCGCCGATGCCTTCGCGGGTTTGACGAGAGCAACCACCTATGCAGCCTTCCGTTTCTTGCGTCGTGCTCGAAGACCTTCCATGACGGGCCGCGGCTTCGACAGTCCTTGCATGCCGACGAGCTTGATCGCCGACTCTTCCGTCAGCCGGTAGAACATCATGAACATCTGGATCGCGGACTCGCGGCTGATCGTCTGCTCCTTCACCGCCTTCATGATCTCGACCGCTCCGGTGATGCCGCCCGCCATGCTGAGCAGAGCCGCTTCCGGTTCTGCGTCCGCCGCGGTTACGGTTCCGTCGACTGCGCCGGGCATCGGCATCGCCATTGCGTCCGGGTTGCTGTCGTCGAACTCGGACCAGTTCCGCTGCTCTTGGCCAGCGTCGAGCCCAAGCTTTCCGGCAACGGTCTGCGGAGAGATGACTCGGTTCCGCATGTACACCTCGTCGGCCTTCGACTGTTCGTCGATATTCCTGGAGATCAAGGTCGGTGCCTCGACGTTGATCTCGACGAAACGCTTGAGGTCGGCTGGGAGCAGGCCCGCGTCGATGGCGACCTGGATGCTCGTCCAGATCAACTCCAGGTCTGCTTCGATCTGCTCCGCTTGCTCTTGCTCGAAGAAACGTACTGCTGGCGACTCGGCGACCATCGTACTCGAATAGTTCGCGTTGCTGGCGTCGCTGCCAACCATGTACTCCGGCAACGCCTTCGACGCCGCGACGGCCCGAAGCTCAGCTCCAAGCACAGCGACAGGAGCAGAAGGGTTAAGACCCACCGAAGGAAACTCATGCTCGACTCCATCTTTCGAATCCAGGATCGTGCCCGGCCTCCACTTCTTGAAGTTGCGTGTCTCGCCCGTTACGGAGTTCGATGACTGGATCGTTGCGTTTCTCGTCGCGAAGCTCTTCACCGCACCGCTCGTCTTCTTGTGCTTGCGGATCATCGCGATCGCCGACTGCGTCTGCACCAGGATGCTCATGTTCCGGAGCAGCTTCTCGCCGCGTTCAAGGTTCTGACCGACGCAGTACAACGAGGACAAGCCGCGTTTGCAGTTCATGTCGACGTTGGTTTTGCGGTGCTGAATCTCGTGCGGCTCGACTTCTTCTTCGTTGATGAAGTACCACTCGACCGTCTCGACGTCGTCCGGGTCCGTCTTGATCCCGAACGTCGCCGAATGGTCCTGCGCCCAGCGTTGCGGCGTCGTGACTTCGTGCGGTTCGACGAACCGGAAGAAGCAATAGCCGTTCTCCTGGGGAAAAATCCGAATGAAGCACTCGCCATCGCGGTGCTTGCGTCGGCAAATCTCTTGCTGCCGCCGCTGCCACTTGTTGATCTTCAGCAGGCGGTCGATGTACAGCTGCGTCTTCCGTGCGTACTCCTTCGAGGTGTGGTTTCGACGCATCGACTTCTTCGGCTCGACGCAGTACTTGTGCCCGGAGCCGACCGTGAAGGAGACAAGGTTGACGATGAGGTTCTCCGCGTAGCTGTTCCGTCGGCAGATCTGCCGCGACTTGCGGCGGATGACGCCAAGCTCTTCTTCGTCCGTGAACGGCTCCGAGTCCTCGTCGGAGAAACCCTCGAACGTCCCGACTGGACGCCATCGTTCGCCGGTCACCTCGTCCATGTACCGGTCCCGCGGATCGACGATCGTGTCGAGCCAGTTGACTTGCGCCTCCAGGAGCTTCCGCTCCAACCGCCGCTCCATCGAACGGATGCTGCTTCGCTTGCGAGCCTTAATCATATTCGAGCTCCAGTTGACCTGCTTCGTGATCGTCGTCGCCGCTCTCCATGACTTCAGCTGCGATCCTCGTCGCCATCTCCAAGGCGTCCGGCCCGTCGTCGAAGTCGCCGACTGGGAAGTCTCGCAACTGCTGGACGAGGAGGGCCGCTCCCTCGCTGCCGCGGCGGAACCGCAGACGCTTCTGCGCCAGCAGTGGCGAGAGTCGACGGATACGCATCGACTTCTTCACGCGGTTGTCCAGCTCCACGATGTCTACGTTGACGTCGCGGGCCGTCGCCTCGTCCATGAACTCTTCCGCCAGCAACGACTGAAACTGGTTGGTCTCGAATCCGATCTTCGCCGGGCGGAAGCGGCGATGATGTTCAAGTGCGTCGGTGACGATCTGATCTGTCGGTCGACGCTTGAGGTCGGCATCGACGAACCAGACGCCGCGGTGGTCGCACGCTACCTTGACGATGGCGGAGTAGTCTCCTCGCTTCGCGTCCTTGCCCTTCGACGGGTCGACGGCCATCGTCCGGATGGCGGTCTGCGCGTCCTTCGGCCAAGCGTCGAACCAGAAGTCTTCGTGCGTGAAGTACTTCTCCGGCCATTCGCACGACTCCGGGTTGATCGGACTGCCTTGCTTCTCTGCCTCGAACGCCTGGTGCCCGATCTGCGCCCGATGCTGCATCAGGTAGTAGAGCGGCTCACGGTCAGGCCAAAGGACAGAGGATCCGCGAAGCATGTCCTTGCGATTGCTGCGAAAGAACTTCGACGCCCGCTCTTCGGAACCGACTTTGACGACATCCTGGTAGACACGCTCCCATTCTTCCCAGAGATCCATCCGAGTCGGCCAGCTCGTGATCGCTTGGAACGGAGCCGGGCGTCCATGCGGCCGGTACGTTTCCCAGCCAGCAGTGTTCAACAGCTGCAGCATCAGGCACTCGCGGTGCAATGCGGTACCGAGAGCGAGGACGTTGGTGTTGGCGTCGCCCATGGACATCAGCGTCTGGTCGAACCAGGTTCGAGTCTGCTTCCGCATGCCTTCCGAACGAATGTGTTGATCGTTCTCCGGGTCGTCGAGAACGATCAACGAAGGTCGATGCTGTGCGTTGCGACGACCACGAATCCTGGAGAGAGTACCGTGCGCTCGGATCAGGACACCGTTCCGCAGCTGGATCGCGTTGGCACGCCACAGCGGCCCTTCGCCCGTCGCATGCGGGTAGGCTTCGGCGAGTGCGTCGTTGCTCTCCAGCTCGATCTTCACGGCGCGAAGGTGGTCCCACGCCTGCGATGCGGTGTCGGAGATGATCATGATGTTCGTCTCACTACCTTCGCAGGCCCGCTTGAGGACACACGCCAAGGTGCCGATCGTTGACTTCGCTCCGCCGCGGGGACCAATGGCTGCGATCTTCTTGCCGCGGTCGTTGAAGCCTTCGTCGATCTCGTCGGCCAACCAACGATGCATCGCGCTCGGGCCGTGAACAAGGTAGTGCGGCAAGTACTCCTGCGCCCACTCAAGGAGCGGACGTTGAACGTTCGACAGGTACGAGGAGAACCTCGCGGCCATCTTCCGCTTCACGTCGAACAGGGTACAATGCCGACGCCGGATCATTAGGCGACCTTCCTCCGAGCACAGGTGATCTTGAACCGGAGCTTCGCTCCCGGCGCTACGAGCTTCAGGAGATGGTTCGAGCTATCGGCGACAGCCCAGGCACTGCTGTACCCGGTGAGGAACTGGATCGAGGAGTTCGGTTTCATGGCGAGCTTCGCGTCGTCATCGCCGTTGAAGAGTGAGTTCCAACATGCGCCGCTACCCTCGCCGCCGACGAGGAGAGTCCCGGTCAACGGTGTCTCGTCATCTTCGTCGAGCCGCTCCGTCGTAATCTGCAACGCCACCACCTCGTCGCACAGCTCCGACGTGCCGAGGTTGTCGCGGCCCGGCCCGGCTCCGACGTCGAAGCCGCCCAGGTCGTAGAGGTCGATGACGAGCGTCTGTCCGACGAGCAGCGTCTGCGGGACCTGCGTCGAGAAGATGTCATCGACACCGATGACGGGCGGCTCCGCGGTCGGATCCGCCACGTCGCGAACCTTCAGCGACCATTGTTCGCCGACGATCATCTCCGCGGCACTGACCGCGTTCTTGTACTGCGCTTGGACCTTCGCGTTGAAGGTGCCGTTAACTGTCTTGCTCATCTTCGTCCTCTTCCATTGCTAGGTGAAGGTCCTTGGCAATCTTCGCCAGGACGACTGGGTCTCGAACATACTTCGCCACGATCCCGTGGAACCGATCGACGAGACCGTTGACCTGATCCTCCGTTACCGCCTTGCTCTCCGTCTTGTCGACCAGCAGTGCTGTGAAGTTGTAGTCCCCCTTCAGGACTCGTTCGACAATCTTCTCCGCCAGTTCCTGGGCAAGACACCGCAACCGGACCTTCTGTGTCCCTTGAATCGAGTAGCCGTTGAGCGGCGGGCCGGCGAGCCGCTTCTTCAGCCAGCCGACCACGGACCCGGAACCGGGCGGGCGTCCTTTTGGGTTGCCCGACCGGCCCGGTTTCCATGGCTCACGGAGGTTCGCAAGCCGCCGCTGGCGTGCCGCCTCCTTGGCCGTCATCTTTTTCCGACGCGCCTTCATCGCTACTTTCCTTCGGGCCGCTTGTCGAGGCCTTCCTTCGCCAGCACCGCTGCGACGTCGTCAACGTGCAGGCAGTCGCACATGCAGGCGTAGTCGTTCACCGGCTGAATCGCGGCGATGTTGCCGTTGCAGTAGTCGTTGCCAGGGACGGCACTGTGAAGGACGCCGTACGAGACGACCTTCCCGCCTTCCAGCTTGACGATCTTGTCACCGTTCTTCGCTTCGCGTCCATTTCGGTAATGCATCGATACCTTCTTTCGTTGAGATGCGCGGTACGACCAAGGAGGAGTCGGCCGCGGGTCCTTCCATAGACCTCGCTTCGCACGTCGAGCATCCTTCTCGAACGCGGCCAGCTCCTCGCTCCTGGAGTACTGCTTGTAATGCCAGGCCCAGCCGTCGCGCACCATCGCCGCGTTGACTGAACCCTGGAGAATAACCACAGCGACGACGCGTCCGTAGCGGTCCTTCGTCTGCACCTTGAGGTCGACTTCCTTGTCGGCCACCTTGGAGCGAAGATAGTCGCGGGCCGCGAGGCCGTGCGGCTGCTTCAGCTCCGGTGCATCGATCTCTGCAAGACGGACGGAGATGGGGTCACCTCCTTCTTTCTGAACCTTGATGGTGTCTCCGTCATAAACAGACAGCACGCGATAGTCACCACCCAGCAGAGCGGAGCATGGCCAAAGGAAAGCGGCGATGACGAGCATCGCGGCGGCCCGGTGCGTTTGATATTCACGCTCGGTCTTCATGCTCATTGTCTTCTGGTTGAAGGTGGCTCTCGTAAGGGACTGACTACTGAACCGTCGGAACCGGAGTGTTGGTCTTGAACGTCGCGGCGTCTTGAGACGGCAACGTGCCACTCGGGATCCGGCTGCGGTTGACCTCGCCGCCGTGCACCTCGCAGATCGTGAAGAGCGCGTTGAGCAGCGAGTGCAGCATTGCGCCTTCGTACTTGGTGATCTGCAGAGTGTCGTGCCGCGAGTCGAGCCGCGTGGCTTGAACGAAGAAGTCGTCCAACCCGGCGACGAACACGCGGGCGTGCTCGTTCGGGAACAGATCGGACGTCGGCTGCGGGATGTCCTTATCCGTGCCGTCCAGGGTGTGGACGACCGGGCGGGATGCCGCGGCCGGAAGGACGAGGTCGTCGGCGTTCAGCGATCGCGAGTCGAACTCCTTGCGGATGTCTCGCGAAGTGTCGGCCGCTTCCTTCTCACGCTGCAGAGTGTTCTCCGGCGCAGGGCCGCTGGGGTTGTAGACGATCCGACGGATCGTGATGTCGAGCTCGTTGAGGCCCGCCATCATGAAGGCGTTCAGCTCGTTGTTCCAGCCGCTCTGCTGGCGGAACTCCGGACGCACGGTGAGCTGCTTCCGGAATTGGATCACCTGCGCCAACAGCGTGTGAATCCCGTGGTTGGGGAACCCGAGGTTCGCCCCAGTGAAAGTGTTTTGGATCGCGGGAGCCGGCATAATTTACCTCCTAGCCAATTCGAATGTTGTGACGGACAAGGAACTCCTTCGAGACCCATCCGTCCAGCTTGTCCGCTGTCTCCTTGCCGCCAAGGCACGGAATACTTCCATCGCGGAGTAAGCCAACTGCTTCACGATATAGCGACCCGATCAAAGCTTGATGGCCGACGTTCATCCCGGCGAACTCCGCTGCCCGTTTCGCAGCGAGGGTCTCCGCGTAGCCAACGTCCAATTCGGGATAGATGTTTACGTTCTGCACTTGCGTCGGAGCAGAGATCGTCCGCTCCCCATCGCGACTTTCGTACAACGCTTCCTCCGCGGCGCAAGGGCCGTCGTGCCCTGCCTCGCGTGTGCAATACCAGCCTTCAGGTGCTTTGTCGCAGGCCCGCGGCCTAGAGAGCGGCTTCTGCCGACGCCGCTTGACACGCTCGACGACCTTCTCCTGGATGCGATTGCCCACCTTGCGGGCGACGCGGCCCGCCAGCCAGGCCTTGATGCCGACACCACCAGCGAGGCCCGCGGCGAGTGTGCCGAGGATCGTCCCCAGGATCTGCCGCTCGTACCAAGGTTTGGTCGCCTCGATCGCGGGCGTCTCCTCTTCTTCCTGCTTCGGTTCAGCCGGCTTCGTCTCCTGCTTCGGCTCGTCCGGCCGGGCTGGTTCCTTCGGCCATGCTTCATAGCGTTGACCGCTGTTCGGTGGAGGATCGGATTCGCGGTACGTCTCCGGACCGGGCGTCGGCGAGCCTTGCTGTGGTGCCTGTTGCGGCGGTGCCTGCTGCCACCAGCCATAGCCGTTGCCTGTCGACTGCCACTTGCGGAAGCCGGCTGGCGGCTGCACGCCCGGTGGCAGGCAGTACTGCTTGCCGTCCGGCCCGAGGTAGCAGTCCGCCACCTGCTCGCCCGGTCGGACAACTGCGACGAGTGGACCGGCTGGATCGACGACGTGCTTGTCCGCCGCGGAGATCCTCCGCTCGAACCCGGCCTTGCCTTCAAAGGCGCGTGCCAGGTTCGCGATCGTCTGCGCAGTACCGGTGCCGGCTTGAGTGTTGTTCCAGGCGACGAGGCCGATGATCTTCTCCCCCTTCTCGTCGAGGAGCGGAGAGCCGCTCCGGCCCTGCGCCGGCGCAGGCGAGAAGATGACGACTCCTTCGAACGTCTTCTCGTGTGCGACCTTGACTGCGGTCGACCAGCCGCCGCTCGGGCAGCCGATCGTCACCATCGGCCGACCGTACTTCGCTTCGCCGGGTTTCGCCAACGGCACAACCCTGGGGAGGAACGCACCGAAGTGTCCGACGCTGACCTCGACAATTGCAACGTCCTGATCCGTGGCGTCGTGCCGCCGACGGAACCGCACGCGGCCCGGGACCTTCTTCGACACAACGCCACTGACAAAGAACTCGCACTGGCACATGTCCGCGGTCGGGCCGACGACGTGTTCGTTCGTCAGGATCCGGATCGTGAACTGGTCACGATGGAAGACGGTGCCGGTGCCGCGGCCTCCGTCCAACGCCGTGATCCGACAGACCGCGTCCATTGCCTCGCTGACTCCACCGTGCACCGTCTCGCACCCGACATGGATGACAGCTGCGACCGCGATCAGAGCGATGAGCATCCACGCCGCTTCAACCGCCAACGCTTTCAGTTCTTCCTTCATCGAATCATCTCCGATACTTCTACGCACTTGTCGTGGAACGCCGGGAGGTCGTCCATGTACGAGTGCTCGACTCCGTCAGTTAGCACTGTCTCCTGCTGCAGACGTGTGTTTTCCGAAAGGATGAATTGATGCCCACTCGGTCTGTTGGACGTCTGTCGAAACGCCCACAGGTTCATCACGTTGTCCGGTACCTTGATACGAGGTCGGTACAATGAAGACAATGACAATGGATTGAATACGATCCATGGCGGGAGGATTGGGGAACGATAGACCGCATCGCTTAAGACCATGCTCTCGACCTTCATCTGCCGCTTGCGACACTCGCGAGCGAACTCCATCGCGCCCCAGCCGCCTCCCCATGAGTAGGCGTAGACGTTGATTCTCTGGCCCTTCCCGTTTGAGGTTAGCCAGATCCACTCCGCGGCGGACCACATGCAGTCGTTCCATTGGAGCAGGACGACCCGACTCCGCGGGCCGTGTAAGTGGTTGAGTTTCTGCGAGACCTTCCACATGCCGCTCGGCTCGCCGATCCGTTGCCAGAAGCCGCTGATACATACGTGCCACTGCCACGGGTCGGGCCGCAGCAGCTCCGCACCGCACACGTTGTGCCCAGTTAAGGAGCATACCACCGGAACCCGCTCCCTCGCCTGGGCGACGAGATCTGGAACGAGCTTCGCTTCTCCGGAGAGGTCGACAAACCGCGGCATCACTCGATCTCCAGGAGAAAGGCCACCTTGATGTTCTGATCTGACGCCACTGCTGGGGTCAACGTGTACTCCAGCAGATAGTTTTTCCCACTCTCGCTCCAAGCCGGCTCGTCCTCGACGTCCGGTGTGTGGCTGAAGTTGTACCCGGTCTGGTCCTTCGTCCATCGGTCATCATCCGTTAAGATGTTCATCGCGTCGGCGACAGGCACGCTGATCGCCGAGTGGCCGTCGACTGGCGTCCGTACCGTGTCGTTCGACGACAGTTTGTAGAGGCTGTACTCGACCGCATCGATGTCGGCCGCGACCAGCACCTGGTTCTGCCAGCCGACGATGCGGGCGAGGAACTCAGCCGGTTGGTTCGGCATCATCGTCAGACGATGCGGCTGTTTGGTGTTGTCAGGCATGGTTCTCGCAGACCTCCTGGACTTTCAAGAGGATCGGATGACTTGTCTCCGGGCACATCGACCAGTGCGAATAGACCGGGTTCGGTTGCCCTTCAAACTTCTGGAAGAACAAGTCGTGACGACCACCGCATCGAGCACAGTTGTTGACCGTCAATTGCAGTGTTCGATTAAGGACTTGCATACGCACCTCCGCCGACTCGTTGGACAGCGACCGCTCCTGGAGTGAACACCTGCGCCGCTTCGATGACGAACGGGCCGCGGGCGACCGCCATCTTCAAGTCGCCTTCCGCCGAGGATTGGGCGACGCTTGCGCCGGCGAGGGGCCGGACCAGGTTGAGAGCCGCGGCTCCCGTGCTCAGGCCGCCGCAGACGCCCGCCAGCTGCTGCTTGCGTGCGACGTTGAGGCCGCCCGCCAGCGAGGCCACTCCGCCTGCGACGCCGCGGAGGCCGCGAGTCATCCTGGCGTTGCCCGCGGCTGTGGACATCGTCTCAACAAGTGGCGTGAAGTAGATCTCCCCGACGCAGTTCGACTGTCCGGCGACGATGCCCTGCATGTCTTGGAAGTTGAACCACTCGTCAAGCGGCAGGGCATCGCCATCATTCCAGATCTGATCCTGTTCATCTTCCAACAGGATACGCTTCCAAAAAGCAACTTCGTCGATCCGACCGTCGATGCCGTTGCCGCCCATGAAGGAGCCAAGGCAGAAGGGTCCGGCGGTATCGCTGTTGACGATAGAGCCGGTGCTTGCTTCAGCGATCGTTCCGTTGTCGATTCGAAGGTAAAGTTTTCCGTCGGCAATAGATCGCCAGCCGAGGACGTGATGCCAGGAGCTGAGTACTCCGAGCGGAGTCGATACCGACGGAAAAGTTCCACCGTTTTTGAAGTAGAGTCGAATGTTCGGATAGATTATATCGAAGACGTAGTCTTCCTGTCCGCCTTTCGTCAAAGGTTCGCCTGCGAAGCTCCAGGCGTTGAGCCACATCCAGAACGAGAATGTAAAGTCTCCGGTCCCGACCCGCCAGAGAGCGGAGTCGACAGCAGACAAGACGTCTGAACCAGCGAAGGTTCGACTGCCGTTGATCTTCCCAGCAGCCGAACCGACGCCTGGTCCATTTGCGACGAGCGTAACTCCACCGACGGACGGAGGGGCATCACCCGACGCTTCGTCGAGTTTGTAGTACGCCTGCAGTAGGGAAGTCAGCGACATCTTCTATCCGCGGAGTTTGGCGTAGAGTTGATCACGGGCGGCCTTCACGTTCGCCACGCTTCCGTTGCCGCTGGTCTTCGAGTAGGCGGAGTCGAGTTCCTCGAACGCGGCCCGTGCCTTGGCGTCGGAGACGAAACCGAATCGCGTCGTGACCTCCGCGTAATGCGCGTCCTGGCTGCCGTCTCCGTCCCGCATCTGGAGCATGCAGTCGCGGACGTCGGTCATCGCGTCGTCGCCTTCTTCGTTGAGGTCCAGCATGCGGCGGAGCTTCCGCCCGTACGAAGTTGTCTGGTCGTTGAAGTGAATGTGATTGAACATCGTTGCCTCCTAGTAAAGGGATACGTACCGAGTCAAGCTACCTGCCGCTCCCGAGACCGCTGCGCTTGAGCCGGCGTGTTCGACATCTCGACGGACGAGACCCTGAACCGCGGCGGACGTCACGAAGATCGATGCCGCGAAGGCCCGGTCCCTACTCAAGGAGGCCGCGGTCGATGTCGTCGATGCGCATGTCCCGCTGAACCCGGCGTGCTTCAGCACTGAACCGGACACCGAGCTCAGTGCAGAGACGGTACCGACGAGGTCGACATTCTTTCGTAGGATGGCAGATGCCCCAGTTGAAGAAGCGATTGCACCCTGCAATCCCCATGTCGAGTTCAGGCGGCCCGTCGAGGTCGTCGTCGACGCCACCGTCCCCGTCAATGCGCGGTCGTTGCCAAGCGTACCGCCGCTCGTCGTCTGGCATGTGATCGCTCCAGAGAGTTCGACGTCTTCGCGAAGGATGCCTGCCGTGGAGGCCGCGGCCGTGCAGGTTCCCGCCAGACGCAATGGACGCTGGAAGTTGCCGGTCGCCGCGGACTGGGCCGACACCGTCTCCGACATCAGCTTGGTCGCCCGCAGGATGGCCGGCGCAGCGGACTGCACCGCGACGGTTCCGACGAGCAGACGATCGACGTGGAGAGCAGCCGCGGCTGCGGACTGTGCGGTGACCGTTCCGACGAACGGCGGCTCTCGTCGCAGTAAGCCGGTCACATCGGCGACAGCCGCAACCGCGGCGCTCAATCCACGCTCCCGACGAGCATCCGCGGCCGCAGACGTTGTGCATGCAACCGCCCCTTCCAGACCGCTGGCACGGTCAAGCTCCGCGGTGGCGTTGCTTGCGGCCGACACGTTGCCTGCGACTTGGCGATCGACGCGAAGGTGCGCGGTCGCAGAGGAGGTGGCAGCGACTGCGCCGCTCATGGGAGTGTATCGAGAGAGCAGACCCGCGGCAGTCGTCGTCGCCGCCAGGGCACCGACGAGTTCGCGATCCGCGTGCATATGTCCGGACACCGTCGCGGTGAATCCGGTCACGGTCTGCAATGTATCGGTCGACTTGAGGAACCCGACTGCAGTTGTCTGCGCGTTGACCGTTCCGACCAGCTCCTTGTCTGCTGCCAGGATACCGGCCATCGTGGAGGCCGCCGTGACCGTGCCACGCAAGGCCGGTTCCTGGAGCAGATTGGCGGTAATGGAAACCACCGCGGCGATCTCGCCTTGCAGCTCCACGTATCGTGAGAGCAGGGCAGTGGACGTTGATGCCGCGGCGGATGTACCCGCAAGCTTACGGTCGATGGACAGTGCACCGACCGGCGTGCACACCGCAGCGACGGAGCCTTGCGACGTGCCCAGTTCGACGCTGAGGATGCTCGGCCCGACGACCGAGATCATGTCGATGCGGTCCGTCTCCATGTTCATGCCAGGTCCGTCGACCGAGAGGCTGGCCTCGCTGAACGACTGCGCCGCGACACCGTCGGTGGGCGGGCTGGAGAGCGAGGCCTCCAGCTCGACGAAGGTTGGCGTCCACAGCGGTGTATCGTGCACGACCGACAGGACGTTGACGCCGGTGTCCTCCTCTTCGTCCCACTTGAAGAAGAGGTTCGGCATGCCGAGACCGGAGTCGAGCGATGCGAACTGCAGCGTGCCGGTTCCGGCGTCGGTCGCCTTGATGAAGAAGACGATCTTCGTGCCGACCCATCCGGCACGGTCGACCAGCTCCTGGATGAGTGACGTGACGTCGTAGTTGAGGATCTCCGGGTCCATGCCGAAGGCACGCGACTCGATCGTCTCGGCCGTGGTCAACGCCATGCCATCGGCAGAAGCTACCGATGTCGGAGCGGCCGGATCGTCGGCATCGACCGCCTTAATGACGATGTCGACGGTGTCGGTGTTGCCGCCGACAAGCTTGAGTTGAAGGTTCGCACCGCTGATCGTCTGGCCTTGCGGCACCGCGACACCGTCAAATGTGACGAACGCATGAGTTCCCGAGCCAGTCGAATTGAGGTTGAGAGTCGAGCCAGCGACGTCGAACGTAGCTCCACCTTCAGTCCAGTAGCCATCCTCGGCAGAGGCATCGACATGGTCGTTGTAGGCATAGTATCGATTCGATTCGAGGGAGACGAAGCGGCCGTACAGCAGGTCGCTTGGACCGACGGTCGAGACCGCGGCGACGGTGCCAGCCAATGGCATGTCTCGGCCAAGCGTTCCGTTGACCGTCGACTGCGCGGCGACCTCGCCCAGGAGCCGCTCCGGGAGTTCGAGGCCCGGTCCACTGTCCGCCACCGTCGACACAGCCGCGACGGTGCCGATCAAGGAGACGATGCGCGTCGCATGGCCCGCAGCCGTGGACACCGCGGCGACGGTTCCGTCAATGCAGTAGGGCGAGACGCTGAGTCGAGCCGCGGTGCCGCCGCTCTGCGCCGCGACCGTGCCAGAGAGTGCGCTGTTCCAGTTCATCGTGCCGCTTGCGGCGGACACGGCGTCGACTGTACCCTCCATCTTCTTCAGCGTGGTGAAGTACCCGACGCACGTCGACACAGCGGCGACGGTTCCCGCCAACGCCTGGTAGACGGTGTAGTACGCAGTCAGCTCGCCGATGACGTCGACGAACATCGTGTCGCCGCCACCACCGGACCATTGATGATGCACGCCAAAGCCTGCATCGTTGAGATGGACGCCTAGCAGCGTCATCGCCCAAGGGTCCGTCGGGCCGCCGTAGACCTTCGTCGTATCGCTGCCAGTCCAGGTGCCCTCGTCGCCGGCTTTGTCTTCGCTGCTGCCCGCGGCGTTCTCGATGAGGTTGACGTTCTCGTCTTGGACTCCGCCCGACTGCCGACCTTCGACCGTGTACTCCAAGCCGAGGAGCGTTGCGTCGGCGGGCAGGCTGAACCCGTAGTCGAGCATCTCCAGGGTACAGTTCGTATCACCGCCACCGAACAACGCAGACGCGTACGCGTCGTCGGACGCTTCGGCATTCGCGAGGTCCACGAACGCAGCTTCGCCGACGGAGTTGATCGTTCCCGGTGTTCGTGTCTGTTGCGACATCAGCGGTTCCGCGGGAAGTAGATGAGGAAGCAGGTGACCAGCACGACGCACACACCGAACAGCACGAGCATCACTTCATCTTCTCCGCATGCTTGAGGATCCAGGCGGTCGCGGCCTTGATCAGGTCGACCACCGCACAGAGGAGCATCTTTACTTCCTTGTCCATGACGTTCTCCTGGAGTGAGAGAGCAGCGGGCCGCGGATTTGTCGGTCCGAGACCCGCTGTGCTTCTCCCTATGACGGTCCAGACGCGCCTACTAGTCGAGTGTGACGTCGAGCTCGCCGGTGTTGAACCGGGGAGTGTCGCCCGTCGTGATCGCCTTCGCGGTCGTCAGCGTGCCGTGGAACAACATGTTGCCCGCGGTCGAAGCGTCGAACGCAGCAAAGTGCGTGATCGTCCCCCAGGAGCCAGTGGCTTCCGGGAAGGTGATCTGCGCGGAGTTGCTAGTCGCACCGCCCGAGGCCGCGGCCCAGCTGTTCGCTTGGGTCCGGGCGTACGCGTTGCCCGAAGGCTCGGCGATACCGGCACCCGTGTCCAGCGGATCCGCGGTCGAGAGGGCGATGTAGATGTTCGTGGGCACCGTGAAGGCGGCGACCTTGAACACGTGGTCAAGCAGCTTGTTCTCCAAGTAGTTCGAGAACGAACCCATGCGAGTCTCCTACGTAGGGGAATAGAACGGACACAACTCGCGAGGCCTGACCACCTTCACGCAACCGGGCCGCGCACCATGGTTTACGAAGAGGCGGAACCCGACTTATGCGTACGCTGCCGCTGGCCCAGCTTGAGGGACTCGTTCGGCGTGGCAGCGTACTCCACCGGAGCTGCCTCGTCCTCTGGCGTCCGGTGCTCGCGGTGCTGACGCAGCCACGACGTGACACCCCAGCTCTTCCGTTCGCCGGTGTCCTTGTCGATCTCGCCGTAGATCTCTTCCTGCGACGGTAGGTACTTCGGCCGACCGTTGCTGCCATAGCCGCCGCAGTTCGCCACTGCGGTTTGTTGGACAGGGCCGGTCTCGTAGGTCTGAACGGAGATGGGGTGCAGGCGGCTGAACGTTCCGTCCGGCGTGCGGCGGAGGGGGTGGATCCGCGGGCGTCCTTGCTTGGCGGTCGGTGCAGACGCAGGAGACGTCGGTGCCGCAGTGGGCGCAGTAGGCGGAGCCGCGGCCTCCGATGGGCGGTGGGAGCAGCCAGTTTCCAGGAGGGCAACATACGGAGTCAGCGTCTCGATCGTTAGCCGCCTTCTCTCCGCACGAACAACAAGCTTCCGACGCACTGCATCCATCGACGTTGACATCGAACGCTCCTTCCTGGATGGTGAAGGAGCAGCCGGTGCACGCCAATACGAGCATGAGAATGGAACCGACCAACGCCTTCTGTGGTTTCGCTGTGAACGCTTCGAGGAACGCTCGGTTCCTTCGCTCCGCATACTCGCGGCCGATCTTCTCGCCGACCTCTTTGAACGCCTGCTCGACGCGGGCTGGTTCGAACTCGCCGCGGCCGAAGACCCAGTCCTTCATGTTGACTGCGACGGTCTTCGTATTCGCACGCCGCTCCGCCATCACCGCCTCGCGACGACCTCTGTCGAGTTCGCTGTCCTCGTCCTCGTCTTCGTCCTCTTCGTCCTCTTCGTCCTCCAGGTCGGAGTCGAGTTCGTCCTCGTCTTCGTCGTCCCAGTCCTCGTCGTCTTCGTCTTCCGCCCGGAGCCAGTCGATGAGCTTCGACCACCAGGCCCAGACGAAGATAGCCACCGCCGCAATACCTCCGCCCCACAGGATCCAAGCCGCCAGATTGTCTCGCATACAAACCTCCGTGTTGAACTCGGTCCTCTCTTATATCGGCCCCACCCTTGCGAGGGGTGCTCAGGCGGGCCCTCGGTTTCAGGGGTCCTAGTTTAACCGCTAGTGGGCAAGGGGCCTTTCGGAATTTGAAGCCCGCCGATGGAAGTCCGACTGGCCACTGGCCTTATCAAATGCCACTAGGGCACTTGCTAGGACCCATTGGGCCGCGGGCAGGCCGGCTCCTCGGCCGTTCGAGTGGCCCGGTGGGAACGCGGCGGAGGCGCAAGAAGAAGGCCCGGTCGCCGCGAAGGACGACCGAGCCAACGGCCGGGTGACAGAGGCCGGATGCGTTTAGTAGGGTATGCCTCCTTTGGGTTAGGGGTTGATTACCACTGCCTCCGCCATGAAGCAGATTGTATCGCCCGCGATCGGACTCCGCGGGTTCGCGACAGCGGCTTGCCCGACGAGCCGCCCGTCGTGCTTGAACAACGCGTAGCCGTGGACCGCAGGCCACGTTTGCGTCGCCTCCGGGAAGGAGATCCGTTGCGCGTTGACGAGGTGGTCGTCCTGCCATCGCCATGTACTGCACACGGCTCGACCGTATCCGGGCACAGACAGTTCACGACCGAACACGTCGAGCAACCCGATGGACAGCTGCTGCACCGATACGTGCGGCATCTCCACCTTCGGCTTGAGGTCGGCGTCCGGTGCCGCTTGAAACACAATGCCGAACGGGATCGCCGCCGCGGCAGTCGTCTTGAGGAAGTTGCGTCGACTCGGATTCATTGGTCATCTCCTGGAGGTGAAGAGCCTCGGCCGCTCAGTTGGTGGAACCGCCGTTGGGAACGTTGACGAGGATGCGCGGGTTCAGCCGCAGCTGGTCGTTGGTCCAGTCCTGCGCCCGCTTCAGCTGCTCCTCGTATCCGCCGTTGATGTCGCCGGTCGCCGCGAACAGCATGCCGAGCAGGCCGGAGTGCACCTGCTTCAGCCGCTTCTCCGCCGCGATGCGGTCGAGCTTCTCCCGCAAGGCCGCGGGCGTCTCTGCCTTCTCCTCGCACGTCTCCGGCTCGTCGACCAGCCGCGGCTGCCACGCACAGACGGCGTCCGTCGGAAGGTTCTCCGACCACGACGACCGCCAGTTCACGCCGTCGTACTCCGCGTCGCAGATCATCCCGTACGGTGGCATGCAGAGGACCTTGACGCGATACATCCCCGGCTCCGACGGTCGGTACTCCCTCGTTGAGACGAAGCCATCCTCATCGGCAACGCCGCGGAGAAGGACAAGGTGCGTGTCGAGGCCTTGCTGGATCACCGCATAGGACGAAGCATCCGGGTCCGCGACGAGCGTCGGCCGCGGGTCGACGCAGCAGCCGACCTGCTTCGCATGCTCCAGCTCCTGGCGAGAACGCGGCGTCGCCACGAAGTGGGCGACGTCCGCTGCTGTCTTCGGCGGATCGGCCGCCGCACGGACGTTGTTGGCGATGCAGGCCTGAGGCTCGCCGCCCTTCGGCCATAGCGTCAGCGCCGGCCAGAAGTCTTCGTTGCCGTCGACGATGACGAACTCGTCTTCCGAATGCAGCAACGTGAACGTGTCATCGACCTCCGTTCGTGTCGGCATGCAAACCGTTTCAGAGGCCTCCTGGAAGATGCGAAGCTCGTCGAGTTCATCGGTCCGAACCAGTATCGCGAATCGTGGGTAAATCATGTCGGGATTCCTAATTAATAAAAGGTGCAGGTTGAGGGGGTAAGGGTGGGTGGAAAACCACCGGGTAGCAGAATTAGAAGAAACGAAGCATTAGTTGAACATTGTAAACTCTACTCAACGCACGCGAACTCGCTGTCCGGGCGGGCCGCGGGCACCCACCCTCCACCCCTGGTTGACGCATTTTATTCGATTCACAGTCCACCTCGTAGTTTCTAGGATGGATTGAGGTTTTAGCCCAATAGGAGTGGGTCCGTCTGGGAATTTGCACGGGCTGTTTTTGTCGCATTTCGGGCCAGCTCGGCAATGCAGACTGCCAGCTTCTGGACGTCCGCATGGGTGTCACTGGTGTGGGATCGGAGTGCTATCTCCATCGCCATCGACTCGATCTGTTCAAGCGAAACGTGCATTTCGGCTCCCTTCAAATTCCCAGTACAGGTCAGTTGTATGCGATCGTCGAGACGATCCTCACGCAAGAAACGAAACGATTGCGGCCCCTGGAAACCTAACCGAACAACACTCGGCGTGAGCCGCCCCACGCCGATCGTGTATCGCTCATCGCCGTGCACGACGAGGATGGACTGCCCGAGCTTGCGGTCGACGGCGTACATCAAGGCTTCTCCCTTCCGGCCGCGGCCGAGTCGAGGTGCAGGTCGAAGGGCTTCGCGATGCTCCACAGCTGTCGCATCGTCCGTGATACACGCCACTCGTCGCCCGGTCGGCCCGGCCCGGCCGCGCGTCGAGCTGCCTTGGTGGGTGCCACCACCCCCAACAGAGCCAAGTCGCGGAGCCGCCGCTTCAACATGTCGACGGACATGGACGACTGCTGCGCGATGTCAACGTTCCGCAAGTCCGAGCCGCCCATCTCCATCATGGCAGCCACCACATCGAGGTTGAACCCGATCGCGGTATCGAAGGCCACGCGCTCCACGAGCCGATAGACTTCATGGTCGACCTTCTTCTTGCCGCGAACCACTGCCGCGGCCATGGCCAGCTTGCTGAACTGGGCACAGAGCCGAGTCCCGATCTCACTGACCGGGCGGTAGACAAGGTCCTCTCCGCCACTGCTGGACCAGCTCCGCTTCCACTCCACCTCGTGACGGAGCGTGGCCACGATCTCGGCGAGGCCTCCGAGTCGCAGTGCAGCCCACTCGGGCATCATCTCACGAGCCTCGCATGCGGAGACGTCGCGGTCGAGGAAGGCCAACGACGCGGCCTTCATCCGCTTGGCCTTCTCCAGCTCATGCCCGGCCCCCATGATGATGGCGTAGTACAGCGACTGCCGCTGGCTGAAGCCCATGTCCTTCAGCTGGAACTTGAGGAAGCGTTCACCCATCGTCGCGTTGGACTCGCCGTGGATCCGGTTGGTGACGCCCGCCAAGATGTTGAAGAAGCCGCGGTACTCGCGGTACTCCCCATTGCCGAACTTTCGTTGGATGAGGCCGTCGTACGCACCACGGAAGACGCCATGGACCTGCTGCGCGTCGAAGGGGTTGAGGCCCAGGATCTCGGTCCAGTCCTTGTAGACGCAGCACATCCCGAGCATGTTGGGGATGTCCGATGGGTCCTCGCCGTTGGCTCCGAGCTTGAACCCGGAGACCAGGTTCTTCGCAGTGACCGAGCTGCGGTAGAACACCTCCTGCACCTCCTCCAATGAGAGGAGGATCTCCGTCTTCCCCGAGCCGGGCGGTCCGACGAGGAAGACCCAGAGCGGCACGCCTGGCATCTGCGTGGAGAGCGTGATGGCGTACGTCAACCAGAGCGCCTCGACGAGGTCGGGCCGCATCTTGAACTCGGCCTTCTCGAACGCGGCCACCGTCTTCTCGAACGTTGGGTTGGACTTGGGCCGCGGCCTCTTCTCCTTCTTCCGCATGTCCTCCGGTGCCGCTTGATCCGCCCGCCTGTGCTGGCGTTTGATCATCTCCTTGAACTCAGCGTACACCGTTGCGGTCGAAGCCTCCTCGTCGATGCATCGCTTCACGATATGGTCGCGGACGTCCCACTTCTCTGGGTAGGTTTCGGGCCAGCATTGGAACCGCTGCTTGAACACGACACCGTTCAAGGTCTTGACCGAGTGCTTCAAGCTGTAGGTGTCGCCATCCGCGTCGTTGTCATACCGCCAGATGACGGTGCGGTTGCGGAAGTACGGTGCCCATTCCGGCTTGAAGATGCGGGCACCCGGAACTGCGACGACGATGGCCTTGCGTTTGATGCGGCGGTTGAGCCATCGCATGGCGCCTCCATCGAACTCGCCTTCGCAGATGTCGACGGGCCAGTCCTTCTTCTTGGGGTCCAGCAGCTCGGGCAGGTTCCAGAGCGAGACCTGGCAGTCCGACGTCGACCGCGGCTTGCCGCCCGGTCGCCAGCGCCGCAGGTCGCAGACGCGGCCCTTGGCGTTGAAGTGCGGGATGAGCCAGTCGCCCGTCAACTCGTTGAAGGCCATGCCCATGCCCTTGAAGCAGGACGCTGGCATGCCGCCGCGGGCCTTCGAGAGAGCCGCCCAGTGGCGGTCCTCCGTCTCTCCGCGGCAGTGCTCCAGCCACTGCTCAAGGAAGGTCACGAGGTTACCTGACCGTCCGCACGTGTCCGGACTCGACGAACACACCCACTGCGTTGACTCCGGCTTCACATGGAACGACCGCGTCTTCCCGCAGAAGGGACAGTCCGACTGCATGGACTGCCCACTCCTGGAGGTGAACTCAACGCCGTGCTCCTTGAAGGGCCGGAGAGGATCCTTCTCCTTATCCGGCATACCGGGTGCCTCCGTTCTTGCGGTACAACCCCTCGTACACGTAGATGAGGTGGCGGTCTTCATTGCCGCCGCTCCACCCACCGATGCTGTACACGTGCTGCCATTCGTTGCAGTACGTCCGTTCGCATGCGATGGTCTCCAGTGGCGGCTCCGCCATCTGCATCTCGATGAGCTCACATAGCCCGTCGAGTGGTCCGCGATAGTAGCGAACGTACACCATACCGACTTCGGTTTGACCGTTCATAGGTCCTCCGTTGGTTAAGCTGCCGTAGCCCAATGGCACTTCCGTTTGTCAACCCAACGCTTGTCGACCGCCTCGCACGTCGTCAGCATGGGGATGCTGAAGACTCCACCGTCGTCCTCCATCAAGCGGCAGAGGTTCTTGACGTGCTCCATCCGCGGCTGCCCACGTTCGAACTCGAAGATGATCTCGTCGTGGATCGTCATGACTATCCATCCGCGGACATCGTTGTCGCGGAGGTACGCTTCGCAAAGCCGCAGCGCCCGCTTCATCAGGTCTGCTGCCGAGCCTTGCACACGGTAGTTCACGCCGCGGTAGGCGAACTCCGGGTCGACCGCGATGCGTCGCCCGAAGGCCGTCCAGACGCAGCCTTCGCGCCGACCGTCCGCAGTGGTCCGTCGCATGAACGGCTCCATGTCTGGGAAGGCCAGCGTGTACTCCTTCAGGAACTGGGCCGCGTAGTCGCGGCTGCACTTCATGAGGTTCATGATCGCAGGGATTCCGCCACCGAAGATCTTGGTGAAGATGGCGAGTTTCCCCTTGTTCATAGTGTTCTTCTTCTTGCAGTCCTCCTCCGCCTTGACGATGTCGAAGTCGTAGGCTTCGAGCCAGTTCTTGGCGGTGTGCCAGTCGGTCTTGCCCTTGTACTTCGCACGCATCTTCGCCATCAACATCGAGGCCTCTGAGTCCTGGGCCTTGTCGTCCACTCGCCGCATGCCGAGGGCGTCGATGGCGTTGTCGATGGCGACGTCCGTGTTGCCGCCCCACACGTGGTTGGCGCAAGCAGAGTGGACGTGCACGCCGCTGTTGATGATGCGGAGCAGCTCCCGCTCCTGTGCCAAGTCGGCGAAGATCCGCACCTCCAGCTGGCTGTAGTCCGGACAATACCAGATGCAGCCGGGCGCTGGACCGAAGGGTGCACGGACATCGATGGGGTTCTTGGCACGGCCCGCCGACTTCGAGGCCACCTGGTGGAGTGCTGGGGTCCGGCAACTGTAGCGGCCGGTGCGAGGGCCCACCTGGTTGAAGTCGGCGTGGAGCTTCCAGTAGTGCAGCTCCTCATCGTCCACCATGTACGACCGGTACGACGCGAGGAACTGCCGAGCCTTCACTGCGCCGCGGTGCTTGAGGATGTGGTCGGGCAGCTCGCTCGACGCCGACAACTCCAGGAGAGCGTCGGCGTTGGTGGGCCGGGCGGCTTGGCTCTTGCCTCGCTGCGCGGGTGGCTTGAGCTTGAGGTGGTCGTAGATGACGGACGCCAGCTGGGGGTGGCTGTTGGGATTGAACGCGGCCAGCCGCTCGCCCTTCTTGTTGCGAAGGACGCCCGCCTTCAACGCGGCCCGGCCCGCTTCCTGGATGAAGTGGTCGTGCTGCTCCTCGTCGATGCGGTACGCCTTGTCCAGCTTCTTCAGTTCGTCCGGGTCGATGCGGACGCCACGCTCCTCCATGGCGTAGGTGGTGGGCCAGAGCCGCATCTCCTGTCGGTACGTCTTGCGGACGCCAAGCTCCTTCATCTTCTCGTTGAAGAAGATCCAGAGCAGCATCGTCCGCTCAGCGTCGCCGACCGCGTACTTGCGGCAGAGCCGCAGGATCCGGTGGGCCTCCTCGCAGTCGCCCAGGAGTTCGACCGCGTACATGCATAGCCAGTAGTCCTCCGAGACCTTTGTACCGATCTTCCAGCCCAGCTTCTTGGCTTTGCGGCGGAGCTTGACGATGGCCGACTGCAACTCCTTCTGGTCCTTGTCCGGGTAGTCGGCGTACTTCTTCGCCAGCGGCTTGAGGCCGAGGTTCAGCTCGCCGCTGTTGCAGCAGTGCACCGCGAACATCGTCTCTTCGAGCTGGCAGCGGAAGACGCCGACGTTGTACCGGATGTGCCGCACGTCGAACTTCGCGTTGTGCATGACGATCGTCACGTTCGGATCAGCATGCAACCGACGGAGCGCTCGCCACTCCGCCGGTCGCTTGCTGTACTGGACCGTCCGCGTCCATGGGTCCACCGGGAACTCGAAGTACTCCGTATCCCCTTCGTCATTGCAGAAGCTGAAGGCGAACGGCGCAGCACCTCGCCAGACACTGAGGCCGGTGGTCTCAGTGTCTTCCGCGATGTACTTCCCGGTGATGAAGTGCTTCTTCACTTCTTGTGTCCTCCGCATCCGACGTGTCCACACTTAGGGCAGCAGACGCCATGGACGACGTCGCCAACCGTCACAGCTTCGAGATGCCGACCGTGGCATCGAGCCGCTCGCATCTCGAACAGCAGAAGTGCGGTGTTCAACAGACCAATCGCCGCTTCCGTTTCCGGACAAGGCGTCTGCTTATTGACGTACTTCGCTCGGTCGATCAAAGCCCGCAGTACCTCCTGCGAGGTCGTTCCGCTGTGGGCACCGGTGTTGCCAGGGTACTTCGAACCCTCCCGCTTGACGAACATGAGGATCGACTGCGGCTCCTGATCAACATACGGCCAGTCGAGGACCCGCAATCCATACGAGTGGCCAGGGTCTAATACCTTCATGGGTTCATCCTCAAACCGGTCCAAACGTTGCGGTCCCACAGTGACTCGTACGCTTCCTGGAGTTCAGCGAAGCGCTGCCGATCGGCCGCGGCCTCCGTGTCCCAGGTCTGGTGCGTGCGGTCCGCTGGGAAGTACTTGACGAGGTTGGCGTCCGGCACCGCGGCCATCTCCTCCGCACCGTGGTGGTGGAGGAAGAGCGGGCAAGGCGGCTCCGGGTCCTTGCCGAGCATCCGCTGAACATTGTCCGGGATGAACGGGCACCCGGCGAACCGCTCGTTGTGGATGCACGGTGGGTTGATGAGCGAGCGGAAGCAACCGTCGACGTGCTCGCAGAGCTCGTTCACGATGTCGGTGATGATCGGCCTCCACATGCCGAGCTGCGCGATCCAACAGCCGCGGCGTCGGACGATGTGCTTGAGAGCCTGGTAGTTCATCTTCCAGGTCAGCCGGCTGGACGCAGCCAGCGGCAGCACCTGCCGCGCGTCCTCCGGTGGGACGCCCGCCTTCACCAGCATCTGGTAGGCCCGCTGGCTGATAAGCATGAACTGGCTGTAGAGCTCCTCCGCCTTCATCAGCACGCCACCGTCGGCGTTGTCGACCGCCCGGTCGTCGATGCTGTCCGGCTTGAAGTAGTCGCCGTTGACTGCGAACTGGCCCATGTCCAGGACACGCATCGACTGCGACCACCAGCTGGACTGTACGTCGCCCGGCACGATGTCGACCGCGTAGTTCTCGCCGAACCGGTGGCCGATGCGGTGCCGAACGATCTGCTCCCGGAGGGAGACCGGAACGTTCTCCAACAGGAAGATGAAGTCGAGGTTCTCGGCGACCGGGATGTCCGACTCGATGACCTGCGAGAAGACCTCTCGGATCTCGTCGGCCAACGCAAGGTCGCAGAGAGCCGCTTCGTGGTACTGCTCCGGTGTCATGATCGTGTCGCGTGAACGACTCGCATGCCACAGTGCATAGATCGTCTCCACCGGGTATCCGATGGTGGAGAGGAGCCGAGCCGTCGGACGCCGCGGTCCGACCATTCGTTCGGTGATGCTGAACTCTTGCATTGGAACTCCTAGGGCATTGAGAGGGTTGAAGTGGAAGCGGCGTGCGCCGCAAGGTTGACCTGCAGTTGCTTGTACTGGCAGATCTCCGAACACGGCATGTCCGCCTTGCCGTAGTGGCAATGCGGACGATAGCGGTCAAGCAACCGCCGAGCTGCACTCATCGCAGGGGAGTGGGCGACTTCCTGGAAGTAGTTCCCGATGCGAAGCTGCGGGTACGTCGTGATGGCCTCGCCGCCCGCCAAGCAGCACGGGTACCAGTCGCCGTTGGCCTTCGCGTGGAAGCTGATGTTGCCCGCGTAGCAGGGCACCGACTTCGCAGCGTCGGACTCGCAGAACTGCCGCGTCTCCCAGACGTCGTCGGCGAAGGACGTTGGCACACTCCAGGACTTCGCGTCCTTGGCCAGCTCCCGGTACCGACTCCAGAACCCGTCGTCGCGGCCGACCCGCGGCCCGATGCCTGCCATGAAGACGGCTTTGCGGATTGGCGTCTGCCGATGCAGCACCTCCAGCGCGTCGAGGATGGCGTAGCAGTGGCCGAGGTTCTCGGGCATGACGGTCGTCCGAGTGGCGAGGCCGCGGTGCCCGAGGTGCTTCATCCGGCGAAGCACCTCATGCGGGTCGGTCTGCTTGTCGCCGCGGATCTTCGCGTAGATCTCAGGTTGCACGGCGTCGAGCGAAACGCAGACGTCGTCGAAGATCTGCCACTGCGCCGGGTCCGGGTCCTGCGTAAGAGCCGTGTTGATCTGCAGCTTGAAGCGGCTGTAGGTCGTCTCGCCCGCCCACCAGTTGAGGAAGGCGTCGAGGTACGGCCAAGCCTGCGGGTCGCCGCCCGTCAAGGTGAGGTGCTCGAATGGATGCGTCCGCATCAGCTCGACGCAGAGCGCCTGCAAGGTCGGCAGCTCCCACATGCCACGAACGACGCCGCTCAGATCGTCACGCCAAGACTCGCAGGCCCGGCAATGCTGGAAGCACTTCGAGCTGACCTCGACCTGCCCGGAGACGTACCCGGTGCGAAGCAAGGCCAGCTTCGCGTACTGCTGGATGTCGGATCGGATCTCCATCTACTCTTCCTCCTCTACCGCGACTGCTCCCGCGGCCTCTTCAGCCATCGCGAAGTACGCCCGACCATCGACGTAATGGTCGAGTCCCTGTGGGTCGACGGCCACCCGGTTCGCCTTGTTAAGGGCCATCATGATCTCGACGAGGTGCGCCGGGATCGGATGAGCGAGCTGGATGCCGTAGTGGTTCTGCAACAACCCGGTCCACATGAGGCCGAGGTTGCCGTGCCCAGCTTTGTGGTCCGGGCCGTACCGCAATGACCGCACCTCGCGGATGTGGTCCTCCGCCGCGGGCCGCGTCGAAGGGTCGACGAGAAGTTCCGACATGAACTTCGAGTCGTCTTGATGCGGTTCGACTTCGACCTTCCTCTTCTGTCCGTGCCCTCGCCGCGTCCGAGTCAATGGCTCTTCGTCCGCGGTGAGCTTCTTACCAGAGACGCCTCTGCTTCTCTTCATTGCAGATCTCCTTCATGATGCGGGCCGCTTGCGTAACGAGCGGCCGGATGAAATCGCACTTGGACTGTTCGAACTCGCCGAAGTATGCGTCGAGCTTCTCGATGTGCTCGACTGCGTTTCGGTTGCCGCTCTCGATCTCCTGGATAACGTACGAGAGCACGCTGAGGAAGTCGGCGAAGGAAACGACGAGGCCTTCCGGCGAGTTGTCCTTCGCTGTCTTCCAGGAATCGGCCAGCTCCACCTGCCACTGACCTTCAACCAGGTTGTCGGCCAGCTGCCGCATGGCAGTCGCGGCCACCCGGTCCAGCTCCGCCCGCAGCGTCGGGTCGGAGTGCTTGAAGTTGCGCGGCCAGTCGCCCGATCGCGACTCCTCGACATCGTGGATGACGGTCTTCGACATGAGCTTCCGCCAGTTGAGCGGCGTTCCATGCCAGAACTCGTACCACTGGCCGATGAGCGTCGCGTACAAGGCGACGAAGAAGCTGTGCTCCGCGACGGTCTCACGGTGGTTGACGCGGCACGTCGAGTAGCGGTCGACGTATCGAAGTCGAACGAGGTCGCCGCGCAGCATCTCGCGGATGTTCAGCTCGTGCTTCGGCAACGTCATTCAACACCCCCTGTCCAGCCGGCTCCGACGAGCGGCATCTCGTGGGCCTTGCGGTTGAGGTAGTCTTCGAGCTGCTCCCAGCCGTGGATCACCTCGACCGCGGCTTCCGTCAACATGAGGTTGAGGTTGCCGGGCGGCTCCAACGTGAAGAGGGCCGTCCGCTTCTGGAGTGCGTACCCGTAGCCCAGCTCCCACACCGTGCCGAGATCCGGCTGGCAAAGCGGCCCCTTGATCGGCTCAAGGTTGCGGGCGGAGATCTGCCCTTCCCCAGTCGGCCGCAGCAGCCGCGGGTTCAAGCCTGGCGTCGTGATCTGGCAGTCCTTCTCTTCGCAGAGATAGACTCCGATCTCGTTCGACGGCTGCAGTCGGTCGATCCACGCCAGGATCTCGGTGCAGTCGC